TTATTTATTCATTAATACTTGAATTAGCCTCTCTTTTTCTTTGAGTAACTGTTTCAGATGCTCTATTTCTTTATCTTTGTCTGCTATAACTCCAGCGGTAGCATTACCATATATAGAGGCTGCACTCCCATCGCCAACGACTGATTGGTTGAGTCGGTAACCTTCATCATCAAACCAATATGCAATAGGTACTTTAAATATATTAGAGAATTCTATAATTTGATCAGAGTCAAATTTTGTAGCATTATAGTATTGATATATGCGTTGCTCTGATTTTCCTATCATCCCTCCAAATTCCTTTGGGGTAATACCTTTTCTTTTTAAAATCTTCTTTAGTTTATTACCTATTATTTCACTCATAATCAGTGTATTAAAAAATAGTATTAAAATAAATCTATAAAATAACTATAGAAAAGCTATAGTTTTGATACAATATTATTATATTTGCATTATAAATCTACAAAACAATATTCAATATTTAATTAAATATGGAAGAAAAAAAGAAGAAAAAAACAATTGATGGCATGGCATTACGAACCTATTTGCGCAGTTTACCAGTATGTGAATCATCTGAGATGGCTAAAAGGCTCGCTGATGAATGCAAGGTGCCGATTTATACGTTTAATAATTGGCGGAGTGGTTGGGTACGAATACCTGAACTAGCGAAGGATAAGATAGAAGAAGTGGCTGGAGTGAAAATATTTGAGCGTGAATAACTTGTAGTAGAAATTAATAAATGTGATAAACTTAAATTGTGAATGATATGAAAGTAATACTATTAGTAGGAGCTCCTCGGTGTGGAAAAACTCAGTTGGCACTTCAAATGTGCGAAAACAAGCGTAGTGTTTTTTATGATGTCAGATCATCAAGTCTTAAAAGTTTCTTGGAACATATTGATACAAATGTTGATGTAATGGTGTTTGATGACATCCCGGAATGGCAGTTACAGTATTACGAGGCGTTGGTCAGAGGGGATTATTTTCAAGGTGATTTTACTGTTGTTCTGACAACAAATTATTTTCCGGAATGGGTGACAAAATATCCTGATGTATTGGTGTTGGACGAGATTGGTATAAAGAAGAATGGATCGTCTGTTATTGCTAAAGTAAGAAATTATGAAAAGTGATAAAATAGAAATGAATAAAGGATTGCTTGAGGCATGGCTTGAAGCAGTCCATGAGAACGGTCTTCCTGTCAATATTCAAACAGGAAGGGAATACAATGATTGTAATGGTGACCGGACAGTGGAGGTGCTTATGGAGTATGACGAAAGTGACAAGATGCTTGTTATGGGGGCTTTGAATGCTACGATTAATGAGTGGGCTGGTCTAGTTTGATTCGAAACAATAAAGAAATGAATAAGAAAGAAGTAATTAAAATGGCGGAGAAATATTCAAGTAGAACTATTTCTCAAGTAGATTATATGGCAGGGTTCCAAGCAGCTTGCAATATTGTAAGACAGAAACTTGAAACTTGCCATAACGAAGATTTTTGCAATGAAATGGAAGAACTTGCGCAGGTTGCATATATAGATTTATCTTTCGATGATTAACGTAAACGAACAAAAAGAAATAAATAAGCATGAATAGTGACAGGCAGAAGATATTAACTGATTATATTTCCTACTTATATACAACAAGAAGGACTTATGATACCATCGGGAAATATATCAAGCATGTCACGGATTTTTTAGAGATGACCAAAGAAGTGAACCGCCGTGGTTATTTAAATTACAAGCGTGAAAATGCAGATGTCATGGTGCGTCATTCGCTAATGTGTTCAGCGATATGCGATCTATTATCCTATCTCAACATCGGATATGGAAAAAGGGAAAAGGCGGTGAAACCTTTGGAAAAGCTTGACGTCATTTCAGAGAAAAATAAGAAACTACTCCATGATTTCATAATATGGTTGACTGATAACAATGATTATTCATCTCATACTGTTGATATATATTACACATCAATGAAGAAGTATTTCGAGTATGCCAATGAGGTAAACATGGATAATTGCAGGAGGTTTATAAAAAGTCTTGAAGAAGAAAAATTATCTCCCGCTACCATCCGTTTGCGGATTACAGCAATAGAAAGATTTTCTAGATGGATGAAGAAGCCTATAGAGCTGAATCGTCCCAAAATAAAGCGCAAGCTTGATGTGAACAATGTGCCGACCGAAGAGGAATATAACCGGCTGTTGGAATATCTCAAGAAAAAAAATAATAAGGATTACTATTTCTTTATTAAGGTATTGGGTACAACGGGCGCCCGTCTGTCGGAATTTCAACGATTTACATGGGAGGATATAATTAGTGGTGAGGTTACATTGAAAGGTAAAGGTAACAAGTACAGACGTTTTTTCTTCCAAAAGCAATTACAGCAGGAAGCGAAGGTTTACGCTAAGGAACATGGTAAAACCGGGATTTTTGCGGTAGGGAGATTCGGCCCGATCACACAGCGTGGCTTTTCCCAGCACTTGAAAGCATGGGGAAAACATTGCGGCATCGATTCAAAGAAGATGCACGCACACGCCTTTCGCCATTTTTTCGCTAAGATGTTCCTTAAAAAAAACAAAGATGTAATTCAACTCGCTGACCTTTTAGGCCATGGGAGTGTAGACACAACTAGAATTTATTTGCAGAAAAGTTATGACGAACAAAAAAAAGATTTTAATCGAAACGTTACATGGTAGTGTTGCGCAGCTCAATGAACTGTCATCCATGACCGAAGGGATAGACATCTATGACGATACCGGGTGTGTTGACACTGATTTTTTGATAGAAGCGATATCTTGCGTCAGTGCCTTCATGGACGCAAGCAACATCGTCGTTCAAAAAATATCCTCACTGTTAGCACCTGACGCTCCGGTTGGGGAAAAGAAGAAACAGGCTGACGAAGGCAAAAAATGGAATGTGGAAGAAATACTGAAACATTGTACTCTTGAGAACAATATCCTCAAACTTCCTCAAGTTCAATTTAATAAAAAATCTTATGCCGAAGCAAAGAAATGGATTGAAGAAGCCGGCGGATCTTGGCAGGGTGGAAAGGCTCAAGGGTTTACATTCCCGTTCAATCCGGAGAGGGTGTTCTCAATTCTTAAAGAAGGGAAGCGCTGTAATCTTCAGCAGGAATATCAGTTTTTTGAAACGCCGGCTGAGGTGGCGGACTGGCTGGTTATGCTTGCCGGCGGAATACATGAAAATGATACGGTACTGGAACCGAGTGCCGGCCGCGGTGCTCTCATTAAAGCCATTCATCGAGCTTGTCCTTCTGTAACGGTAGAATGTTATGAACTGATGCCGGAAAACAGAGAGTTTTTGCATTCGTTGGAAAATGTGATACTGCTTGATGAAGATTTTACGAAAGACAGTGTAGGGCATTACACTAAGATTATTGCCAATCCTCCATTTTCCGGTAATCAGGATATAGCTCATGTAAAGCTTATGTATGAACGTTTGGAGCAAGGTGGAACCCTTGCGGCAATAACTAGCCAACACTGGAAATTCGCTTCGGAAAAGAAATGTATTGATTTCCGAAACTGGCTGAAAGAAGTACATGGAGAAGTGTTTGAAATCAGCGCGGGGGAGTTTAAAGAGAGTGGCACATCTATTAGTACAATGGCGGTAGTTATAAAAAAATAATTCAAAACAGATCAGATATGAGTAAAAAAAGAACAATGCAAATAGACGTAATTGAGGAAGTAAAAGGAACTCAATTCATGCAATGCAAACTGTATATAGATGGCAATGCGAGTGTTATTCTTATGAATAAAATCGATTATGAAAGGCTGAAAGAAGAAGGAATCTTCATAAGAGATGGCAAAAGTCAAGATTCAGCCGGAGTGTTGAATACAACCAATACTTTCATTGAAAAAAATTAATACTCAAAACGATTTTGAAATGAAACGGAAATATTTAGCACTTGAAATTCGTGGTGAAATATTCGTTATGAATGATAATGATGAATTAGGCGGACTGATAGATAATGATGTGCCACATACGGTTATTGGTCAAGTATGCACCGAAGAATGTAATACAACATGTTTACATTACCGTCAAGGTACGTGTCCCTGTAAAATCATGAAAGATATTCATGGTGAAATAATTCATGTTTTTGTTTGATTCAAAACTGAACAGATATGAGTTACATAGATAGCACAAGAAAATCGTATTCATCTCCATACGAGATAACGGTCTGTATGACCAAAGAGGAATGTAAGATATTGCTTCCGTTCTTTCAGAAAGCATATAAGAGTGTAAAATCAAAATACGAAAAGTATAATGATATTCACAATGGAGGGGAGGCTACGGAAAGAGAAGAAAATCTTCTTATGAAATACTCTGAGCAGTTGGAAAGACTGGAGAGTGTTTTATCATCTATTGATGAAATTTTAAAATAAGAAAATTATGAGTAAATATAAGATTATGAATTCCAAGAATAAACAAACTGAAATAAAGGCTTTTCTCTCCTTTATACTGGAACAAAGTAAGGAGACCGGTTTACATGTTTCCTGTACAATAATGTCAGAAGAGGATACTGGGGAGGGTTATGAGATATTTGCCGGACATGTTTCCAGTTGTAAGGGGGCAAGACTACATAGGCTGCTTTATGGTGCAATAGCTGTGAATGAGAACTTTCGGAAGGCGGTGACGTCCGCTCTGCTGGAGTACGAAAGGACTAAAACAGTGAACCGGGACAAGATGTCAATGAATTGAAAGGTGCAAAGTGTTCCGGGAACATCATCATTTCCGGTCCATTCCGGGTTGCTGCAATCCGGTAATTTTGTGTTGTCTTATGAAGTTGCGGCTTATTTATATAATTATTTGTTATGTATTTTAATGAAAACGAAATATTAAGGATAAAATCAGCGTCGGACGGCAGGTTGCTTGACGTTGTGCAGGATTTCCGGGAACTGAGAAAATCCGGCAAGGATTATGTTTGCGAATGCCCCAAGTGCAGAAGCGCGAAGAAATTCACGGTCAGCCCCGGCAAGAATCTGTTCAAGTGCTTCTCCTGCCAGATTGGCGGAGAGGGTGCCGTGTCGTATCTGATGAATATCGAAGGATACGGTTATACAGATGCGTTGGAATACCTTGCCAAGAAGTTCTGTGTGCTGCTGGACCCCCATCCGGACAAACCGGCTTGGAAACCGGTTCAGAAGATGAAGAAGGGAAGCAAGGCTGCCAAAGGGCTGGATACGGGTTCTTATTGCGCCCGAATGCTGGCCGCCTCGGGACTGACTTTCGAGGATGTGACCGCCAGTGTGTACAAGACCGATGATACGAAATCCGTGTTCCAATGCCGTACTTTCAAACCGGGAACGATTGATGAGCGGGGAATGCTGACGGCCAAGGGGGATGATGTCATCATAGAATATTATGATCTGGACGGCCTTCCTGTCCGTTATGTCCAGAAGGATAACAAGCGCAGGGCGGCCGGGGAGATGAAGGAATACTACCGCATTCGTTGGCAGTTCCCGGAAATGCATTTGGACAAGGATGGGAAGCCTTTCAAATACAAATCACCGCGGGGGTCCGGTACTCCTATATATATTCCGGAAAAGATACGCACCGCCTTCAAGAGCGGTACGAGGATAGACCGCCTGTATATCCAGGAAGGCGAGAAGAAAGCGGAGAAGGCGTGCAAGCATGGCATCCCGTCCATTGCCGTGTCAGGGATACAGAATCTGGGAAATAATGGCTCGCTACCGGAGGATTTCGTCAGGATTGTCACCGGTTGCCAGGTCAGGGAGGTGGCATTTGTTTTTGATTCGGACTGGGATGATATCTCAAGTAATATCAAGATAAACGATCCGGTTGAGAAACGTCCCAGGAACTTTTATTCCGCTGCTAGGAATTTCAAGGAGTATATGCGTAGTCTGAAGAACCGTGACATCTATCTGGAAATATTTGTAGGGCATATCCGCAAAAATGATGCAGGGGACAAGGGGCTTGATGACCTGCTGGCCAATACTCTTTTGGGAAAAGAGGACGAGCTGGCCGCGGATTTTGATTATGCCTGTAATGATAAGAAGGGTTCCGGCCAGTATGTAGAGATGTTTAAAATTACCGGTTTCACTGACCACAGGCTGATGGAGCTTTGGTGTCTTCACTCCCATGAGGCGTTTGCAGAGCGCCACAAGGATATGCTGAAGAATCTTCCGGAATTCCTTTTCAACCGTTACCGCTGGAAATTCGATGAGGATGGCAAGGTCGTATCGGCTCAGCCCTTTGACGCGGACGAGCAGTTCTGGCGTGTGGTCAAGAGGAATGAGGGGAAAGATAACGAAAGATCGGATTATGAGTTTTGTTACGTGAATTCCCAGAACTTTTTACAGAACCGTGGTTTTGGGCGCCTGAGAAGACAGGACAAGAGTTTCTTGTTCATCCATCTGGAACCTCCTTTGGTTAGGTCCTTGGAGGCGAGCGACGTCCGGGACTACCTGTTCCAGTTCGCCAAGCATAATTGCTGCGTGGGAGTGAACGAGATGCTGATCAAGGGGGTGTCGCAGTATGTGGGACCGGACAAGCTATCACTGCTGGAGTACATACAGCCCGATTTCATTAAGCCTTCCCGGGACGGCCAGTATTTCTATTTCGATAAATCGTGCTGGCTGGTCACCCGTGACAGCGTAAAGGAAATGGGCTATGAAAATATCTCACATCATATCTGGGAGGAGCAGAGACGTGACTATCCGGCCAAATATCTGGGAAAACAGCTTGTCACCTTCAGGAAGGACGCTGATACGTATTCCTATGAGCTGACCGAAGACGGACACCGCTGCCATTATCTGCAATTCCTGATCAATGCCAGCAATTTCACATGGAGGAAGAAAAGCGGCGAGGTGACTCCCGAGGAGGAGAACGAGAACCATATCCATCTGCTTTCCAAACTGTGCGCCATCGGGTACATGCTGATGGAAGCGAAGGATTCCAATGTGGCGCGTGCGGTGATCGGTATGGATGGAAAGCAGTCGGAGGTCGGCGAGTCAAACGGGCGTTCCGGAAAGTCCCTTATAGGGGAACTCATGAGGAACGTCATGCCTATAGCCTATATTCCCGGAAAGAACTCCGACATCTTCAAAGACCAGTTTGTATGGAATGACGTGATGGAGAAAACCAAGCTGGTGTTTATTGATGATGTGCTTCAGAACTTCAACTTCGAGTTTCTGTTTCCAAACATTACCGGGGATTGGAGTGTTAACTATAAGGGAGGGCGGCGTATCACGCTGTCGTTCTCGCAGTCTCCCAAAATCTATATTGCCACGAACCATGCCATCCGCGGAACCGGCTCCTCTTTCACGGATCGCCAGTGGCTGTTGGCCTTTTCCGATTTTTATAATGAAAGCCACAAACCGGTTGACGATTTCGGAGCGTTGTTCTTTACCGAGTGGGATTTTGACCAGTGGAACCTGTGCTGGAACCTGCTGGCCAACTGTATCCAACTGTATCTGACGTTCGGTGTGGTCCAAGCTCCTGGAGAACGGCTTGAGGAGCGCAAACTGCGGCAGGAGATCGGGGAAACCTTCATTTCCTGGGCTGACGAGTATTTCTCTGCACCGGAGCATATCGGTTGCCGCCTGGTGAAGAAGGAGCTGTTCGACGCCTTGTGCTTGTATGATCCGGCCCAGCGGAAATATAATACCCCTGCCTCATTCAAGAAAAAATTCGTCATGTATTGCAAATGGAAAGGTTTTGTGTTTAACCCCCAGAAATATGACAGCAAGACCGGACTCCCCTATCAGGTCGATAAGGACGGACGTCCTGTCGTGGATGACAAGTCCGGCGGAGTGGAGTATTTCACGGTCGGTACCGGCAAGGAGATCATACAACCGGGAGAAGATCCCTTGGATCCTGATCTTCCGGGAAATTTGAGACTGGACTACTGACATGGCACGAAGTTATCAGGAAATATTGGAAAAGGTAATGCCTCTGGCCGGGCGTGATCCGGGCCGTTTCAAAAGGTTTTATGACCGGGTGACGGAGTTATTGCTCCGGATTCCCGAGGGAGGATCCATCATTGTATCCGAGCACTGCACAGCCCGCTCTTTGGAACTATTCATGGATGTGGCCGAAATGTGTATCATAGAGGAGCTGTTCCACAAGAGCATTAATGACGCATTGCTGGAGTTTTCTGATGACAGGAGTGAGATCCGGCGTTGTCCGGCCTGGCGGCCTGCGGTCCCTTACAGGCATTTCTACTCGGATAGAAATGTATGATATATCCCAATTTATATCATTGTAAAGTTAGTGATTTTTAGTGAGATATGCAAATAAAAAGGAAGCAATATGCTGAAAAAAGAGAATAAAATTTTTGTGGCGGTATGTCCTGATGTCCGGACACGCAGACAGATGATTTCAAGGCTTGCGGTCAGGCTGGGCTTTGCCCTGATACCTAGTGATGCGGCCAAGCTGATACAGGAGGATCTTTATTCCTGTGACCTGTCCACGGCTTATTTCGTGATGTGCGCCCAGTATAACTTCAGGAACTCCCCTGTGACCAACCAGAGGCTCTATGAAATGGCTGCCAGAGGCTTGTGTGTTATTGTGGGCGTGCGGTCGCTCCCCCGGGAATACGAATTCATAACGCAGGCATTTTATCCTGAAGACATATAGTTTAAAAGTCCGGTTTTCCGGACTTTTTTGTTTCCCCTCATACCCCTTTTTCCCTAGAAAAAACATTTTGGACAATCGTGCGATCTGTTCGAAAACGGGCGGCCTATATATTCTTTTTTTTTATTTTTTAACTTTTAAGAAATATACCCTTATAAAAAATGAAGAAATTTTCGTGCAATCGTGCAACTGCGTTTTTTTTGATTATAATATATTGATATATAAATATTTATGTCTGCACGATTTTTGCACGATTCCGTTCGATTTGTCCAAAAACGTATTTTATGGCTTTTTGTGCGTGGTTTTACATTTCGTACGAAAATCGTGCGCGAATTGTGCAGTGTACAATATATTGATATTCAATATATTACAATAATATTAATCATCAGATCGTACGGTTGCACGAAAATCCCCCCTTTGTTTTTCAAGGGGTGTTGCAACGGCCTTCATGATTCTTTTGGAAGCCGGTCCATCTTTAGCCGGTTGTTCTTTGACTATCTCAATTTAAATCATTACTTTTGTATAAACACATAAGTATATGATTACCACGAAGATAACGATAGAAAATTATTTAGCCGAATATCTAATAGGCAAGTATGGAACCCCGGACAGCAAGGTAGTCCGCCTGCCTTCAGATCTTGATTTGTACCATTTCGTCTATGATCTTTTGCAGAAACGTCCTGCCGGATGCCCTGTGGATAGCGGAAATCTGGAGCTTGTATTGCCGGAGCGCCGAGAGGCACACCTTCCGGGTGGCAAGCCTTTGGCTACCTATAATTATATAGGCGAGAGGGGAGCCAAAATACTTTCCAGGAAGATAAACACAATGATGCGTGCGGAGCTTCATGACCTGTTTGATGAAAACAAACATGTCTATGGTATAGACTACATCAATTCGGCCTGGTACTTTCTCCGGAAGTATTGCATTGAGAGTCTGAGCGTGGAAGCACTTCTGAAAGATTACCAGCGCTGGCGGCGGAAGATGCGCCGTAAAACCTCCGTTCGGGAATATAAACACAGATAATTTTATGTGACGTAGCGTGTCTTTTTGTCCTTTCCATGTCCTTTTTGGAGGTGTTTTTATGTGGAAAAACGGTCTTTTCATGACCGGGTGTGATGACCGCTTCTCCGTGTCCTTGTTCATGGATGGATCTGTTCTTTATTTTGCAGGAAAAAAGAACGGATGAATCGTATTCAGTTAATATTCAATGAAAAATGGGCCATGGCTAGAGAGGATTATTACAATCTGGTCTCACTGATCCTTCCTTCAATACATTCCGGCAATTTTAAGGAGGTAGAGGCATTTTTTGAAAAAGATACCGTGACCGCATACGCATCGGATCTGAATTTTGTGGGGCGGTGGAATTTGGAAGACAGCGGTCTTCCTTCCGATTCGGTTGCCGTTATTGTGCTGGAAGGGACGCTCTATGCCTGGGAGACGTTCCGCCTTCAGGAATATATTGCACAGGCGGCAGCTAATGACCGTATTGCAGGCATCATTTTGTGGATAAATGGACCGGGGGGAATGATTACCGGTCTGGACAATGCGTCAAAAATGATATCCGAATGTCCCAAACCCGTAGTCGCTTACATTGCCGGAGCTTGTGCTTCCGCACATTTTTGGCTGGCATCAGCCGCAGACAAGCGCTTTCTTGGCTCGTTGATGTGCGAGGTGGGTAGTATCGGTGTTGTGGGTACCTATTATAATGCCAAGGAGGCCTTGAAAAAAGAAGGAATCGATTATCGGGAGATTTACCCGGATTCGGCCGACTTGAAAAACAGGGAACACCGGGAGATTGCGGAAAACAATAACGAGGAACCTTATAAGGAAAAGCTGTCAAAACTGCACATGATGTTCTGCCGGACCGTTTCGGAGAACCTTTCCATCGCTTATGACAAGGACTCCCCCGTGTTCCGCGGGGCGACCTTTATGGGTGATGAAGCGGTCAGGGAAGGACTGGCGGACGGTTATAACACTTTGGAGGGAGCTGCGCGCTGGATTCTGGCGCAGTCCGTCATCAACAAGACAAATCAAATCTTTTAAATTTTTATTTTTATGGGAAAGTATTCTAAAATGTCCACCTTTGCCGGCGCAATCCTTGGATTGCTGGGGCTGAAAGAGTGGAAGAAGGCTGAGGACAAGGATATCCTCGATGCCGATGATGTAGCCAAGCTGAAAGAACTTGGCTTCGATGAGAAGTTCATAACTCCTTTCGGGGAAGCGTTGAAAAATGGTTTTAAGGATGAGGAACAGCAGGCCGGTCCTGTTGAGAACTCGGGAGAGGCGCTGATTCGTGGTCTGCTGGCGCAGAAAGTATCCGAAATGGCTTCCTTGCAGGAGCAGTTGGATGCAATAAGAAAGACAGACGGGGAAAAGACGCAGGCCATCACCCGGAAAGATACCGAAATAGCGGAGCTGAAACAGAAGATTTCGGTACTGAGCGCATTGCCGGAGCCGGACCATGGTGCGGGTGCCGGTCTGAAACAAAATACGGGTGCCGGTGCCTTCAACCTGGATGATGACAAGCAGCTTGGAGGTATGCAGGGTGAGATGTTCGCGCTGGATCGTCCGTATAACATGCGTGCCCGTGCCGCTCTGCTCGCAAGTCAGGGAATCAATATTCAGGTCCGTGCGGAAAGTTCCGTGGATTACGGCCGTCTGAAGGAGGACCTTGGTGCGTTCTACCGCATCCGCTGGCAGGACCGTTTGCAGTCATTCCTGACCAAGCTCCCCAGTATCGAGAGCATCTTCCCGGTGGAGAGCGGATATCAGGATCTGGCCACTCTGGTCAACATTTGGCTGGGTGAGTTCTCGCAGGCTGACAACACCTCCAGTGATTTCGACAATGTCACCAAAGGTGAATATGAGTTCGACAACGAGACATTGCGTATGTTCAGTGTCATGTTCGCCCATAAGTTCCGTGACCTGAAGCAGCTGGAAAAAACCTGGATCGGCTCTCTCAACAAGGAAGGATCACAGGCGATCAAATGGTCATTCATTGAATACATTCTGGCGGAAACAGCCAAGAAGCTGCATAACGAGCGTGAGCTACGCCGTATCAATGGCGTGCGCAAGGATCCTGACCTTAACAAGCCGGGACGCGCCATGGAAGCGGCCGACGGGCTGTATGAATGGCTGAGAAAGAAGGTTGACGGTTTCATTGACATTAATAACGGGAAGACCGTTTACCAGATCAAGCCGTTTGTGCTGGGTGAGATCACGGAAGCCAATATCGGTGAGAAACTGTTCCAGGGTACGGGAATGATTCCTGCCGTGTACCGTGACAGCGGGCAGCTGGCCCTGTATCTTCCCAGCTATATGGTAGTATGGTATCACAAGTACAACGAGCTGCACTATGGTGTGAACCAGGATTACAAGGCCAATATGATGTACGTTAAGGAATATCCGGCTGTGAAGCTGATTCCGATTCCGAACGCAGACAATCACCAGCGTATTTTCTGGACGATGGAGGGCAATATCAAATGCTTCGAGCATGTGGCCGGTGAAATGACAAATTTCAGCTTGGAGCAACAGGACTGGACGCTTAAGGTATGGTCCTTGTGGAAGGAATCCATCTGGGCGCGTGCGGTAGGTTTCAAATATACAAAAAAAGAGGATATGGACGGCAGCCGCCAGATGATCTTCTGTAACGAGTATGACCGGCCTGCATCCTCCTTCATTGACGGGGAGAAAGACAAAAACCCGAACGTAGCCCTGCATACCAGTGTACAGACCGTGGCCAACACCAGCCTGTTCACCATTACGGATATTGAGAACGCCGAAGTGGGTAAGATTGTCACCATCAAGTGTGGCAGCGAGGACAAGGGGGTAAAGATCACCAAATCCGATAAGTTCAGCTTGATCAGTGCCGACTGGATACCGAAGAAAGGGGACACCATACGTCTGATGAAACGTTCTGACGGGAAATTTATCGAAATCGGACGTGATACGGCAGCTTCCGGTGCATTACAGTTCGCCAACGATGCAACCACTCCATCTTTGGCGGGTGCCACGGTGTTCGTAACGGGAACCAATACCCAAGCGACGGCCATCACGAATTTCACAGATGCGGTGGAAGGTGAGGTGTATACCATTCACGGGGCCGGGAATACGAATGCGTCCACTATCGCTAATAGTGGTAATTTTGTCCTGACTGATGCCATGACGCTCAGCGCCGGCAAATTTATCATGCTGACTTATGCAGGTGGCAAATTCTATGAGGTGGCACGTGGTTAAATTTACGGGCGGAGTAATCCGCCCCTGTTATTCATTTTAAATTGTTATAATTATGGCATACGTTAAAAGAGCAGTGAAGCGCCCGGAAGGTAATCCGGGTAAAGGAATCAACCCGCGCGACATGATGAGTATCATTGATGTGGATGATATTCTGGTGTTCCCGGCACGTGACTCGGCCGGTGTGTTGATGACCGAGAACATACAATTGAAGCCTGGATGTTATTCTACCGACATCTATTTCACTCCCGGTACCGTGGAGGTTACAAGCAATACAGACGGAGATCCTGACGCACTTGGTTTCACCCCTACGGTCAAGGGGAACCATCCGGGAAACAAGCAGGCGGTCCGTGAGTTCAAGACCAACTGGCTCGGTCGGAAATGTATCGTGATAATGAGCTACTGTGACGGTCAGGACAAGGATCTGTTCGGTTCTCCCTGCAATCCCATGCAGATGGGAGTCAATTATACCGGTAACAAGGATGCCAACTCCTCTGAATTCACTTTTACCCAGATCAGTAAAGGGGATGACATCGCCATTTATAAGGGTACTGTTCCTTCGGAAGAACCGGTGGCGAGTGTGAGCGCGTCTGCCACTACCATCCCGTTTACGGCGGAAGGGCAATATCAGCTTCAGGGTGGTGAAGCGGAAATAAATAAAGTGACCGGCGGACGGCATGGTGCAGTGATGACCCTGCTGGGTGTAGCGTCAGGCGTGGCTCCGACAATTGCTCACGGCGGCCAGTTCCTGCTGCGTGGCGGAGAAACCTTCACCGCTAGTCCGGGCAGCCAGATAACCCTTCAGGCTTTTGAATCCGGATCCGGTACATGTACATGGATTGAGCAGAGCCGTTATCAGGCATAAGTCATATTCTTATTTTAGTGGTTTCATTATTTCAGGAAAGCGGGGCTTCGGCTTCGCTTTTTTTATTTCATGCGGAATTTTGCTAAAAATGATTAATAAGCAAAAGATTATTTGAGAGATCCTTGTATAATAAGCAAAAGATTATTATTTTTGAATGTCGATTAAAAACAGCATATAATGAGTAAGGAACAAATTAAAAAGGACCTCACAATGCAATTGGGGGTTGTAAAAATGAAATTGAAACAATTGGTTTTTATTGAGGAACAGACCGGGATCAGGAGAACTGAAGAGATAAACGCCCTTCTTGACCGTCTGAACCTGATAGAGAAAATTCTTAAAGAGATGGAAAATGAGTAATAACAGTGTTCCCCAGCCTATGGGGAACTTAAAAAAATAAAGAGATCATGACACTGAAAGAGGAATTGGACGCTCTACGTCCGTTAATGGGAACAGAGTCCGGGGAGTTTTATTCCCGGGTGAAACATATAGCTGATACTTATACGAGTGAAGGGGACAAAAAGATGATTGCAGATTTCATGGATGAGTGCTTGAATGGGATTAGTGGTGAAATTGCTGGCATGGAGGAGAGAACCATAAAATTACAGCTTCAGAACATATCCGAGATCATATCGTTGTCTTTCATTGCGAAACATTACTTTGGCAAAACGAAAGAATGGCTATATCAGCGTATTAATGGTAATGTGGTCAATGGGAAGCCCTGCCGATTCACTGCCGAGGAGCTGGACAGATTCAATCATGCGCTGAAAGACATTTCTCAAAAAATAGGTTCACTCAGACTTTCTTATTGAAAGCTGTTTTTATTCGACACCAATCCATGCAATTGAACCGTTGCATGGATTTTTTATTCATGCCTGTCTTTTGCCCGGCAATTGCCGGGCTTTTTCTTTGTATGGTACATTGTAAATTTTATCGTATGAAAGAAAAAATTATTGCTTATCTGAGCGGTCCCCGTCCGTATCGTGAGGGGATTGCTTTGTACGAGGAGTACGGGCTTAATCTGATGCTGAAAGCCACTTTCCGGCGGAATACCGAAACGGACCTGCTTCGTGCCACCTTGATGGAGGAACTGCGCAAGCTTGCCGGAATTTCGGAAACGGCTTTCAGGACAATGCAACGGAAGGCGGTGGACTCTCCCCACATATCTTCAGCTTCTATAGTGGTGGGAGAGATCAAGGCTGAGGAAACCGCAGTGAATGTTCCTGTCACCCCGGTTGTGGAAAATGTGATCCGTTTCCGTGACCGTTTCCCCTTCCTCAACTCTCCGGATTGTCCGGATGTACTGAAAATACTGGTTGCCGATATGTTCACGGCCTATGACCTTTATCTAAAAACTTTCAGGGAACTGGGGGAACTGCCGGATGACGTTGAGCTGGAACAGGCGTTTGCCATAGCCAAAACAACTGTGGAGAATTACCTGGAGGACCGGAGTATCTGGGAGGAGTTGGAATATTACCGTGACAATCATGTGCTGCTCGGGAAACATCCCCGTATTGCCGTCTCTCTAGCTTCTGACGAGCTTTCCAACAAAAGTGATCTTGAGGTGATGAATATCCGTAAGAATGCGGCCAGCAACGTGTCCAAATGGAAGAAGAAGCTTGAAACCGTTGAAGGTGAGGAGGAACGTGCGAAGGCATTGGCGGCAGTGGATAAATGGGAATCTATGAAATCGGCCGCCGAGAAGGAACTGGAAAACAGAAAAAAAAACTGATATTTCGGAAGGGGACGCTGGAGGACGGGATCAATGGGCTACTCCTGAAAATGGAGCGTTTCTCCCACCCTTGTGACCGTGGCGAGTTTGCCCATTTACTGTCTGCAAAAAAATGCGAGTTGGCGTACCTAGAAGAATGTTTGAACAAATTATCTTATGAATGATATTCCCCCTGACAGCCTGGCTCTAACTGGAGAGCAAAAAAATGATGTTCGCCGCATGGCCGCTTTAGGTTATGCGCCGGAGGATATTGCCGCCTATCTTGGCCTTGACGCTTCTGAATGCTTTCTTTTTGTATATGACGCCGGTATTCCAGGAACCACCATTCGAGGGCTGATCCGTGAAGGCGTGCTTGTCTCACGGGCCGCTCCCGAGATAAAGCTGCACGAAACAGCTGAGGACGGGAATATTGATGCCGTTAAGCTGCTAACGGAGATCCAGGAACGCCGTTTGTTTGAGAATCTGTTAAAAGATATGGATGAATATGAGTGAATTGCCGGTCAGACCTTCAAGAGTGGACTTTGAAAAGGTTGATCTGAATCAGATCCAGCGCATTCTTTCCACCGGAACGCTGGATTCTTTGCGTCCGGAAGAGAGGGAGTATTTCTCTCTAATGGAGATGGTACGTGGTCTGCGTGCCAGGATGCGTTTCACTAACGGCAGGATGGTGACAAAGGCAGGAATAATCAGGCTGCTGAAGTCGGAGCCGTACAGCCTGTCCGACTGGATGGCCCGGCAGGTGTATAATGACAGCATCATTTTTTTCTATACCCAAGACAACATCCGTCCGGAGGCGTTTGCTGCCCTGTATGCCGAGCGTGCCGAGAAGTGGGCGGACGCCGCTTTCCTGGCCGGCAAGATCAAGGAGGCAAGGGCCTTGTTGAAACTTGCCGGTGAATACCGCAGATGCTTCAGGAAGGAACAGGCGGAGATACCGGAAGAGCTTCTAAACCAGAAAAAGGTTGATATCTATACGGCCAGCCGTGAGGATCTGGGCGTTCCCGCCATTGATAGAAAGGAACTGGAGGGTTTCATCGACTCGATACCGGAGATACCTGTTGCTGTGCGTGATAATCTGAAAGAGGACGCACGAATAAGAAAGTTTGATTTGAAAAAACGTATGATTTATGATATCGAGGAATTTAGCGAGGAAGATAGCGAATGATGAGGATGTGGATGTAAAATTCAGCCATAATGTCCAGATGCTGACCGATTTCGTGGATACGACCATTCTGGTTGTCATAGCCGGGCGTGGTATGTCCAAGAGTACGGTCATACAGTCCAGACGTTCATACAGGTGTATCTGGGAAATGCCCGGTGCGCCTTTCGCTTTTGTCGCCAACACTTATGCCAATCTGAAGGACAACATCATGCCCGCCGTACAGAAGGGATGGGAAATGATGGGGCTGTACGAGGGGGTGCATTATATCCGTGGAAAGGAACCGCCAGCCTCCTGGAAGGCGAAATGCTCCATAATTGTCAATGATTACCGGAACTGCTATTCCTTCTGGAATGGCAGTGTTATTTTTATGGGTTCGCTGGATAACCCTTCACTGCTTGCCGGCAAATCGGTGGTCCATCTGTTTTATGACGAGTCAAAATATGACAAGGACGAGAAGGTGAACCGTGCCATGCCTGTTCTACGTGGCGATTCTCTCACTTACGGGGCATCGCATCTGTTTCTTGGTCTGACGATCACCACTGATATGCCGGATGTCAACGAGGGGGAATATGACTGGTATTTCCGTTATGCACCCAATATGGATCCAGACCGTATAATTCTGATTGTACAGGCGGCTTTTGAACGGAACGGGCTGCTGTTGAAGCAACTGCGCGAGCAGAAGAAAGACAATCCCAGTCACTCCGTGCTGGCGCGTCTGGAAAGGAAAATAGATTATTATGATCGGGCCTTGCGCAAATTGCGCCGCGGACAAACCTTTTTTCTTAACGCATCCTCCCTGGTCAATGTTGATATCCTGACCCCGGAATATATACGAAACTTATATCAAGGTACTCTTGAACTGCATGAGTTCTGCAAGTCGGTGCTGGGTATGCGGCCCGGTCTCCGGCGTGATGTCCGTTTCTATGTATTATTCGGGCAAAGGCATAAGTATTATGACGGGAGTCCTGGAGGGGAGCCGGCGGAAAATAGTCGGGAGTTGCGCTATCTGCGGCATGACGAGCCTTTGGATGGCGGCATGGACTTCGGCAACATGCTTTCATTCGTGATTGGGCAGGAAGACGGAGCGTATTACCGATGCCACAAAAACTTTTTCGAGATACCTCCCGGATGGTTCCGTGAGCTGGCTGACCAGTTCTTGGATTTCTTTGCTTCACATGAATGTAAGGAACTGTCGTTGTATTATGACCGGGCCGGCAATAATTTTGAAAGACAGGGGGAGGATTATGCCAGGAAGATAAAGGATGCCATAGAGAAGGATGCCGATGGCCGGCGGACCGGATGGACCGTCATTCTGATGAGCCGCAGACAGAGTATCATCCCCCAGTCGGAGGAATACGGATTCATGCAGGAGTTGATGAAGGGAGAGAATGGGCAATTGCCCCGATTGCTGGTTGATGCGGTGAATTGCCGTGAAATGGTCAGCAGTGTTGAGAAAGCCCCAGCCGGCATCCGCTATAAGGGTGAAACCAAGGTGGTGTTCAAGATCAAGAAGAGTGAAAAGCTTGCCCCGAAGAAACTTCCCATGTTTTCTACCAATTTCAGTGACGCTTTCAAATACCTGATGATGCGCAGAAACTGGCGTCGCATTGTCCGTATTGCCCGTGGCAATAATGCAAATCCCTATATTCCCGGTTTTGAGGAGTGATTTCTGTCCGTACCAGGCATCCCGCCGTTTTTCTCTGTCATATTTCACGAAAATTGCCCGGGGCAATTGCCCCGGGACTTCTGAGCGGCCCGCACGGAAACAAGAGACATGGTTTTAAAGATTTTGGTTTTATGGTGTTATTTATTGAAAACTAGATATTTATGTGCTCTTACAGCAAAATTCAAGGCTGAAATACGCACATTTTGAATGATAAATACGAAAATAAGGGGAAAATCAGTCATTTTTTGGATGGTTTTTCACTGGATCTTGTGAAATGCCTTGCGGGGGAAGGCGAAAAAGAACCCCCGGCCTGTAAGTAGTTATCTCACCCACATACTTACACAAAGATGCGTCACACCGCACAGCCGGGGGCAAATACCCTCTGCTGCGGTGTGACGCATTTTGTATGTTATGTGAGTGAGATGACGCAAAGATAATCAAATATTATTGTATGAAAGTGATAGAGATAATAAACTTTAATCGTGAGCTGCTGAAAAAGTTGCAGGAGGCGGGTGTCCGTCTGGAGGATGTCCAGTATGTGGAGTTATATTCGGAATACATGTACTGGACAAGCTTGATGCATCAGCAAAGGTAATAAAAATCCGCTAGAAAATTCGGAATGTTGAATATTATTCATACATTTGTGATGCCCTCAAAATTAGAGTCATAAAAATTGGTGAAACAGGACATGAACCCCTTTTCAAAACGTAATCCGTAAAATCGGGTTAAGGTTACACTAATACCTTTGGGCGCGTTTTGATAAGGGATTCACCATTTAATGTATGAGACCCTACGATAAAGATAAATTACAAATATTGGCAATGTTTTATTATGGTGTGCCGATAGAGGATATAAAACGATTCTACAAGGGTAAGGAACAACAATATTTATTTGACACGGCTTTAATGCAGTTAGAATCAGAAGGGATGATAAAAAGAGAGGGGGAAAGCTTTGTCGTGACAAAAGAGGCGGGGGACGCATTTCTGTGTTATGGGAATTATCTTAAATATGTTGAAGCGAAGAGGAGACAACAGGTTGATAATGAAAAAGCAAAGGTTTTGGATTCAAAAGTAAAGAAATCAACGATTGTTTCCAATTACTTGAAATCAGCAAATATGGTATGTAGTATTGTCAGCTTTATAGTAGGAGTTCTGTTGTCAGATCAGGTAAAATGGATATTAAACTGGTTATTATCATTTTTTCTCACTGGATGTGCTCTTCCTCATTCATAATTTATTAAATTGAATTTTGCTATAAGACTAGTAAAAATCCATTAGTAAATGCCTGGTTGTTGGATATTATCATTACATTTGCTGTTCCAATTAAATAATAATCTCGTAAAAAACAAAATCATGAAAAAAGTAATGCTTTTAGTATTAGTTAGCACATTATCTTTATTGTTGTCTTCATGTTATAGTTCTCAATTGTATGTAGGTGGCATGGAAGTTGACGAACCTAAAAGAGTTTTGAACTCAAAGACAAACAATCATTTTCTTTTCGGGTTGATATCACCAGCATCAAACAAGAAAGATATCAAGCAATATGTTGGGGATCGTCAGAAGTATGCAATCAAAAACCACCATACTTTTTTAAATGGTTTTTTGGAGGTTATTACTTGTGGTATCTATACTCCGTCAAAAACTACATTTTATGTACCTATAAATGAATGACATTTAAGATTTTATGCCTCGTACTATTTAAGTTCGGGGCTTTTTTGTGGTTGTTTCTTAATCACTTAATTATTTATCGTTATCCGTAAGAGCAGTGGAGAGGTCAGCTATATGACTGAAATCAGAGAATTTTCATTTCGGAAGAAAGTTTACTAACCGTCAGATGTGCCTTATGGCTCATGCTTCTCTTACCTTCATGGCACTGACAGTGCTCCGCCTTCAAAAAAAATCCCAAAAAGTTTGTGGATTAAAAAATAATCCTCATATTTGCAGTGCTAAAACAATTCAATTCTGTTGGTCAGGAACGTAGAGCGCGGTTAATGCTCATGATAGTTTAATGGGCTTTTTTTATGCCCATACAGGTTCATTTTGCAGATGTCAGCAAAATGATATATAGGAGATTGTAGAAGTCACAACTTGTTGTGCAAAAGTTACGGCTGCCTTTCCCATCAACTTAATTGCTCTACGGAGTGACTACGGATTGATTGTTTTAGCGAACTCGGGAAACGGCGGCCGTTCTTGCGTTCTATTATTGCCGAAACGCTAAAGCAATCAATCCGTATGAAACAAACAGCTTCAATTCCTGCTACCGACATAAATGTCGTGAGCAAATCGTCAGTCCTAACTATGTGGCTGAACCGTGAAAATCAATTATTTTCTTCCGTACTTGAAGAATCAGTGTCTAACCGTCAGGTGTGCCTTATGGCTCATGCTTCCTTAGCTTTTTCTGCATTGGTATGTGCCGGTTTTGTGTCGGCTGTTCCTGCATTGCTTTGCCTGGCTTGGTTTGTTGTGTCATTACATCTTTGCAAGAAAGGAGGGCTGAAATGAAATTCTTTATTGATGAGCCCAAAACTTACCTGTCTGTCAACAATAAAGGCAGGGCTATGAACCAGTGGATTTCCACTTTCACTCATGTATTGATTCCTGATGAACTGTCACGTGATGCCTTTATTGAGAGTATTCGTGCCAAAGCGTCCATGTTGGATGAAGAGTTTCCAAGAACCAAACCGCTTCGTGTGGATGTTTCCAGAAACAATGATATACATATTGAGGTCTATCCCGATAAGAATCCGTATAATACTGTCTTCATAGTTCATATTTATCCAGTACGCGGCGAGTTCCGTTTCTGTGAATCTACAAACCCTAAAATATTGGAAGGAGGCCTGAAATGAAAGAAGAAGGATTTAACCCGAATGCTGTCATAACAGATCAAGTGATAGATGCGCTGGCTAATATACAGGATCATGAGCCCGGTTCCTTTCGGGAGCATACGGAGAAATTGACGGATATTCTGTTGGATGACTTTGAGTTGATGGAACCGGACAATTTGAAAAGAAATCTGGATTTGGTGCAATTCTTTCGGTTCTATGCAGGACTGATAGAGAAATTGCATCCACAAAGCAAGTAGTCCTGTCCTTTATTCCATATTGCATTTGTCCCATATTTGCTTGAAAAATAGCGAATATGGGACAAATTAATTTATATACCGCAGTCGAGGAGATGAAAGCGGTGAGCAAAGCTGAAGGGACATTCAGTATCAAATTCCGGAAATACAACCGTCAGAAACAGTCTGGCGGTGATCTGGTGTTTTTGAAAGCGGCCAGACTTCGTTCCAAGGCTTCTGATGAAAAAATAGAGAATGCCAGTCATAAACTGTTTCTTGTCGATACGGAAACAGGCAACGCATTGAACTGCTGGCAGATTCTGGTAGTGGAATTTAACGGACAGAAAACAGTTTTGTAATATGGAGGTAAGACGTAGCGGAAATTTCGGCTTTGTGGACCCCGGCAATGGATCGCTTTATTCCTTTGACATTTCAGGACGTGGTAAGGGATGGGAACCTTCCAGTATCATGCTGAACCATAACCGTAACACCTGTTTCACGAGGAAAATGAGTGTGGCCGGATATGATATCGTTCCGATGGGGGATAACAATGACATGCCCGGAGAGGTCATGCGCCTGCTTGACCGGTTCTATGCCGGCGAGGGTATTCTTGGCAAGATTGCCGGTCTGCAATGGGGGGACGGTCCCCGGTTCTATGAGGATGCAATTGATGATACGGACAACCGTTTCTACAAAAAATGGGTGCTTGCACCTGATATTGAGTCGGACATGTCTTCCTGGGATTATCGGATTTGTATGCACCGTTGTCTGGTTGATCTCACCCACATGCAGGGCTTCTTTATCAAATTTGTCCGCAACCGTGCGCCCCGTATTGGCGGGCGGGGGAAGCTACTAAGGTTGGAGCATATCCCTTACCAGCGTGCCAGACTGTTGTACCCTCCCCCTGGGAAAAATGATCCGGAAGGCATTGTCGTGGGAGATTTCCCTTTCCCGGATCCTGAATATATGGAGAGGTATCCCATGTTTGATCCGGCAGATCCTTTCCGATATCCGGTGTCGGCCAGATATTACAACATCTATTCCTTCTGTAAGGATTTTGTTAGTACCCCGCGTTTTCTAGGAGCCTTTGACTGGCTGGAAATAGCCGGTACCTTGGCACCATTACTGCATAACTATAATCTGAATTCCAGCGCGCTCAGTCTGCATATAGAATCTCCACAAGGGTATTGGGACAAGGCGGAGGAACGTTTGAAATCCGTATGCCGCAAGCGTGGGGAAACCTATACGGCCAAGATGCTGGAGGATTACAAGGATGAATGCATGGAGAAATTTGCCGGAGGTATTACCGGGATGAAGAATGTGGGAAAATATATGCACACCACCCGGTTCTGGAGCGATGAAGCCAACGATTTTGAGGGATGGAAGGTGACTCCTATTGATAAGAAGGTGAAGGATTACATCGAGGCACAGATTAGAATCAGCAACAAGGCTGACGCTGCTGCCACCTCCGGGTTCGGAATTGATCCGGTGCTGGCGAACCTCATTTTGGAAAACAAACTGAGCAGTGGAAGCGAGAAACTGTATTCCATCAAGGTCTACAATGCGTCTGAAACGGCTATTCCGGACATGATACTCTGCAAGCCGGTGCAGGAGTATATCAACGCTAACTGGCCGGGAACAGATATACGTATCGGACTGTACAGGAATGTGGTGAGTCAGGAAGAGAACGTGTCGCCGGGAAACCGTATGAAAGAAAATATATAAGTTATGAAAATGATATTCGACAGAAACGGAGAAGGGCGCCAGGAGCTTGTCGCGGCGCTGGGAATGATTTCCGACAGCCTGGACTATTCCAAGTGGAAGCCGGTACTGCCTTTGGCCGCACGCCAGCTGACCTGTATTATCGGGGCGGACGTGCTTTCGGCGATAGTCGACCTTTATTGGGATGAAGACCTGGATCCAGAGAAAGAGGAACTTGTATTCATGGCGCAGCGTGCCGTGGCATATTTCGCATGGGTAAAGGTTGTTCCCACGTTGGATGCACAGCATGGCGGTAGCGGAAGGCAGAGGAAACTGGGAGAGAATGAGAAGGGGCTGACTGCCCTTCAGGAATATAAGGATGAAATGAACATACTTAATCTGGCGTATGAGTCGGTGGATGCTCTGGTAGGATTCTTGGAGGAGAAGCAGTTTGACTTCTGGGAAAAAAGCCTGGCTAAAAGACAGATGGACGGATTGCTCATCCGTACCAAGGACGAGTTTGACGAGTTCTATCATATCGGCAGCCACCGTCTATTTCTCATACTGGTTCCCATCCTGCGTGAAATACAGCGTACAGACATTCTGCCTGTTGTCGGAAAGGAGCGGTTTGATTGGCTTGTCAGAAGGGATCCGGACGTATGTGACACTCTTTTGGAGGAATGCCAGCGACCTCTGGCACTGTTGGCCATCAAGAAAGCGGTTGATCGCCTGCCTGTAGAGGTTATTCCGGAAGGTATCGTACAGGTGCAGCAGACCGGAACTGTAAAGGAAAAGTTACGGGCAGAGAAAGAGGCGCGGAAAAGTGTGGCGGACAGTCTTCAGGCCGATGCCGACCGGTATCTTCAGGAATTGCAGGATACGGTGGCGGCTTTGGACACCGCGCCTGAGGAGGTTGATTTCTATGTTTCAGGCCCCACGCTTCAAAGCAAGGGGATAACCTTTTGATTTTTATGCGTGTAATATATTATCAGGACAGACAAGTGAGTGTGCCGGAAACGCTTGAGGAACTGACACCTGCCCAGTATTACCGTTATCTGGAGATCGCCACCATGGCTAACCAGCATATATTGTCGGAACCCGGGATACGTTTGAAAATTCTGTCTCTTTTTCTGGCACTCCCAGTTGATATGGGGCATCTTCCTCCATCCACATGGAAAGAAACGCTGGCACTGTTGTCCCTGACGGATCCGTTCGTTATTCGTGAGGAAAAATCTTTCCGGCTGGACCTGAGTACCGGAATCAACCTCCTTCCGGAATGGAACGGCTTTCACGGACCGGAAGACATGCTCAACGGAGTATCTTTTGACACCTTCTGCAAGTGCATGGCACTGGTAAGACGGATGGGTGATGAGGGTGGCGGCGACAGGGACATGATATTACGGGAGTTCGGAAAAGCTCTTTATACGGGAAGGGAAGGTGCGGAACCGCCAATTCTACTCTGTCTTCATGCTTATCTGTTTTTTATGAATGTGTTCGCCATCATCCGGGAGGAGCCTTTGGAGATTGACGGTGAAACGGTTGACTTGCGGATTCTTTTCCGAAAAGATGAGAAGCCGGAAGCGGATGACCATACCGGCTGGACAGGCATTGGGATGGATATCGCTGAGAACGGGGCATTCGGGAACTATGCAGAGGTGAGGGCGACACCGTTCTGGGATATCCTTATTTTCCTTTACAGAAAGAAGTTTGAAAAATTACATTCCAAAAGATAGAGCCTATGATCAGTTTGAAAACCTATCGTGAGTATTATGAGGATGTCATGCGGCGTGTACCTGGCATACATTCCGTCAGAGTAGTGAATGTGGACCAGGACATGAGCGACTGTCTGAAAAGTATCAGTTCTGACGAGCTTCCGGTTCTGTTCGTGGTCGTACCGTCCGCACAGGAGACAGGTACGGATCCGGACAATGTGGAGGAGGATAACCTGTGCCTTATATTTCTGATGGACCGTATGGATATGCAGCGCCGTGGTCCGGTTCGGGTGCTGGAAGATACACAACCCCTTGTCGAGAGCATCAAGAATGTGATGCGTGGTGACAGGAACAGGGGGTGCTGTCTTATGCATAATCTTGACCGGATGACCACTACCCCGGAAACAGGATTCTATACGGATTACAGCGGTTGGAGTGTGTCGTTTAAACTCAGTACGGAATGAGTGACGGATGGAACCCAGTGAGGGAGGAGTTCTTCAAAAGAACCCTGTCCCGTGACTTCAAGACCATTTATCAACGGCAGTTGGATATTGCGGAAAGAGGTATTTACCGGGAAGGAAGACAGCTTAAGGTGAGATTCCGCCCGGATAAAATTGTGCCCGGCCGTACAGGGCATCTGCGTGACCGTCTTGCGGCAGCCGAGTTTCAGATAACGGGGGTGGATCCGATAATGCTGGAAACGGGCTACCCTCTTTATATACGTTTTCTTGACATGCGGGAGAAACGCGATCTCCGTATCTATAACCGTCAGATATGGGGGATAGTATACAACAACGCATTGCCTGATCTGAGAGCGGGCATGTCCGATTCGCTCCGCAAGGAAATCCGCAACCGGCTGGAGAAGTTGTTTCCCTGGCCGGACGGGAATGACAGTGCGTATCGTCCCGGATATCGTCCTCATTAGCTTTGAGAGTGCTAATGCAATTTTTGCATTATAGATTAATTATTATTTTCAGTCTGATAATTATATTGTAGTTTCCTTTTTATATATTTGCAGTGTCGTTAGAATGTGCGTATCATGTAATAAAGTTACTCACATGGGAAAACAAAGTGAATAATAAAAAGTAAAGAAGGAAGGTAATAGAAAATAATGTTGGACGTAAAGAACTTTAATATATTTATTTATAATGGCAAAAAATAGACTTGTAGTACCTTTCTTAAAATGGGTTGGTGGTAAAAGACAGCTTATACCAACAATAAAAAAAAGGTTGCCAAAAGGACTGTCAAATTGTTCTTACTATGAACCATTCATAGGAGGCGGGGCATTATTATTTGAATTACAACCTAAACGTGCTATTATAAATGATTACAACGAAGAACTTATTAATGTCTATAAAGTAATACGGGATAATCCTGATGAATTGATAGAAGACTTGAAAAAACATGAAAATACAGCAGATTATTTTTATGAAATTCGTGCTATTGATAGAAAACCATCGTTTAAAAATCTTTCCAAGATTGAGAGAGCATCACGGATTATATACCTTAACAAGACTTGTTATAATGGATTATATAGAGTAAATAACGCAGGAGAATTTAATTCTCCATTTGGAAAATATAAGAATCCGAATATTGTTAATGAACCTATAATAAGAGCTGTAAGTAAATATTTGAATACATCTAAAATACAAATATTAAGTGGTGACTATGAAGAGGTACTAAAAGATATACCAATTAATTCTTTTGTATATTTGGATCCTCCATATCATCCCCTTTCTGATAGCTCAAATTTTACGGGGTATATACAAGGAGGCTGGTCAGAAGAAGATCAAATTCGTTTAAGGAATGTTTGTAATTCGTTAAATGACAGGGGGATAAAATTCTTGTTGTCAAATTCATCAGCTGATTTTATAAGAGAAATTTATGCCGGATATAATATCCATATTGTAAAAGCCATTCGAGCTGTAAACTCAGATTCAACCAAAAGAGGACAAGTAAATGAATTTTTAATTAGCAATTATGAGTGATTCAAAAAATGAAAGTGCATGGGCTCAACTGTTTGAAAAATATAACATAGATAGTGCCATAAGTAGAGATGGTCAATATATTATTAGTTCTAAAGTTATAAATGAATTTAGAGAAGCTAGGTTAATGACAAAATTTGATCATCGCTTTCAGCTTCCTAAGACGTTATCAGATAGACAACTTTCTATTCTTCCAATTTCAAGAGGAGGATATATAATATCTAAAATCGAAACATTTGAAAATTTTATAGAAACTCCTAATCTTGATATTACAGAGTTTGCAATACCATCGCATATAGAAAGCCTTGATTTTTCAACAATAACAAGCGAGGCATTAGCGATTAATTGTGCGTATGTTTCCCGGATCATTGAAGATTTCACTCAAGATGAAAATTTAGTGCCGACTGTCAGTGGGAGAATGGGGTCACAAGCATTTAGTTTTAAAGTCCGAAAGTTTGGAGAAAAAAATTTGTTCCTTGATGTTGATGTTCAAAATGCACAAGTTGAGATTGACGGTGGATATGAGGGGGCTACATCATTAAATTTAATTGAAGCTAAAAATAATTTATCTTCTGACTTCTTAATCAGACAATTGTATTATCCTTATCGCTTATGGCAAGGTCGAATAATGAAGAAGATCCGCCCTATTTTTCTTACTTATACTAATGGTATATTTCATTTGCGTGAATATCAGTTCAATGAATTATGTAATTACAATTCCATAGTACTCATCAAAGAAAAAAAGTATCGTCTGAAAGATACTTCTGAGCAGCTTCTGAATATTGAAACAATACAAGAAATACTAAAGTCCATATCTATTGTAGATGAACCCACAAATGTACCTTTCCCACAAGCTGATTCTTTTGAAAGGATCATAAATTTTTGTGAAATATTATACAATAATATTGACGAGGATTACACGAAAGAAGCGTTAAGTTGCAACTATGATTTTAAGGAAAAGGATTCTTTCGATATGCGGCAGGTGGATTATTACACGAATGCTGCAATATATTTAAATTTAGTCAAAAAGAGCCAAGTAAATGATAAAACCGTTTTTGAATTAACTGATGTAGGCCTTTCTTTGTTCAAGACTGGAAGTATTGTTGAGAGACAATTGAAATTTATCAAATCAATATTGGCTCATAGGGCATTTAATAGGACTTTAGCACTATATATACAAAAAGCAGAAGAACCTACCAAAGATGAAATAGTGAGAATTATGAAAACTTCAAACCTTTATAACATTAATTCAGAAACAACATTTAGGAGAAGGGCTTCAACTGTTCTATCATGGGTTAATTGGATATTAGGAATCATCGAAGAAGAATAAGATTTCTGATATTATAAATATAATTGTAATTAATTATAAATGTAGGAAGACATATCTTTTAGAAGAAAAGCTTCTCTATCTTGATTTTGATTGAAACATTTATTATACTGAATACCCCGCTGTCCATGGATATGCGGGGCTTCTTATGTTCTCCCGTCCTTTGCCCCTTCCTTGCCGGTTACTAGTTTTGCCGAAAAGTAACCGTATGAACAAGAAACTGAAAGATGATTATATAAAGTTCACTCTCTCCCTGAATACCAGTGAGGCCCGTGAGGAACTGAACCGTCTAAACGCGTCCTCCCGTGAGCTGCAACGGACGAATGACGGCTTGCGCAATTCGATGACAGAACTGGTAGCCTCCGGCAAGAAAGGCAGCGATGAGTACAAACGTCTGGAGGCAGAGCTGAAATCCAATTCCAAAGTCATATCCGATAATAATGCGAAAGTGAAGATTCTCCGCTCCTCCATGAAGAGCACCGAGAAAACTTATGCGGAACTGGCCAAAGAAGCCCGCGGGCTTCAAAAACAGCTGGACAATACTGTCAAGTCCCTTCATCCGGAAGAATATGCCCGCTTGGAAAAGCAGCTGGAGGAAACACGAGAGGCGATGGCCCGTCTGCGTGGCGGAACCAATGAAACTTCCGGGTCATTCCTGAAACTGGGGAATATGAAAGCTATGGTGGTGGGATTTTTTGCGTCCGCCGGAGCGGCTGCCCTTGATTTTTTCAAAGACGGCATGTCCAAGGCAAAGGAATTTGTCAAGGAAAGTGTGGAGGTGGCCATTCAAGCTGACGGAGTTCTTCATGCATTTGAGAAGTTGGACCGCCCTGATCTTCTTGCAAACCTTCGTACCGCCACTAAGGGAGCCTTGTCGGATCTTGAGCTGATGAAAGCGACGGTCAAGGCAAAGGATTTCCGGATCCCGGTTGATGATATGGGAAAATATCTGGCATTCGCCCAGTTGAAGGCACAACAGACCGGTCAAAGTGTGGAATATATGACAGACTCGATTGTAACCGGTCTGGGGCGCAAGTCACTTCTTATACTGGACAACCTGGGACTTTCCGCCGCAGAAATCAATGAGGAGGTTGCCAAAACTGGTGATTTCATGAAAGGGGTGTCCAATATCATAGACCGCCAGCTAACACAATCCGAATTGTATGTATCCGCATCTGACAAGGCTGCTCAGGCTGATGCAAGGCTGGAAAATGCCAAATTGAAACTAGGAAGACGGTTGTCCTGGCTTGGAGATTTATGGATCAGCCTGAAAAACAGAATGGCTGAAACTGTCAATACAACAGTATCCACCGCCAATGAAAAGTTTTATGAACAGAAGGAACGGGTTATAAGCCTTTATTCCGAGTATATGCCGTTGCTGGACCGGTATGATGAGCTGAAGACCAAGACCAGACTATCCTCGGATGAGCAGGCCGAACTTAATTCCATCATCACCAAAATCACGGACAATATTCCCGGAGTGATAACCAAAGTGGGGGAATACGGACAGGCACTGGATATTTCCAGCGGCAAAGCCAGGGAGTTCGTGCGGCAGCAGAAGGTACTGTTGGAATATATGAACCGGGAAGCCATCAAGGAAGAGGAGAATAATCTGGGGGAATACAGGAAGAAATACCAGAACGCGCTGAAGGCGCAGCAGGCCGGAGGGGTGTATGTGACTTCTTCCATGAGCAATACCGGATATTCCACCTCCTGGTTCGATAATACTCCGGGCACACTGGCACGTATTGATGATGATGTCAGGAAGTATGGCGACATGATCAAGGGTGCTGAGCTCCGAATCCGGGAACTGCGGGGTGAGAGTCTGGAGAAGTCCCTGGAGGACAACGAGAAGAGGATCAAGATGCGGGATGAGTTCATCAAGATGAACAAGAAACAGCTGGAAACATGGCTTGCAGACGAAAAAAATGCGGGCAGCGAGTACAGGGACATGGCCCGCACCATTCTTTCCGGCAAGACGGATATCCAGGTGGATCCTCAGAAAGCCAATGCGGTTAATGCGCAGAGTGTGAAACTGGAGGACTTGCAGAAGAAACATTTGCAGGAGCGTCAGCGTCAGGAGGAGGAACTGGAATACCGGATAGCCCAAACCCGTATTGATGCTATGGAGGCCGGGGCTGAAAAGGAACTGGCACAGCGGGAACTTGACAAACGCAGGGAGATATCGCTTCTGCGGCGGCAGAAGGATGACTATATCCAGGCTGTAATCCGGTTTGAGAAAGAAAAGTTCGAGGCCGAGGAGGAACTGAAGGCGAAGAAGGACAAGCGTTATGTGAAAAAATCCTTTGACTCGTACTCGGTGTCCGTGGATACGTCGGCATTTGACACGATCATCAGCAACACCACCAGACGTCAGAGGAAAGAGGGTTTGCGTGAGCAGGAAAGTGCATGGGACGAATATCTGATCAAATACGGCACCTTCCAAGGGAAAAAGGAGGCGTTGACGCGCAAATACAGGAATTTGATGGATAGTGAGTCTGATGCAGGCAGGATCGCATCCCTGCAAAAGGAGTTTGAGGAAGCTCTGTCGGCCCTGGATGTTGAGAAGTTGAAGCAGGAGATCAATTGGGAGTTGATATTCGGGGATTTAAGTAAGGTGTCTAAAAAAGAGCTTGACAAAGTCAGGGCACAGTTGAAACTGTTCCGTGAATCCGATGAGTATAAGAATATGGCTGTAGAGCAAAAAAAGGTTGTTGACGAAGCTTTAGACGGGATACAATCCGCCATTATTGACAAAGGCGGACTGCTTGGTGATCTTCCAGACCAGTTGGACAATCTGAGAAAAGCTCAGGAGGAACTGACCAAGGCTCAGGATGAATATAATATGTCCTTGGAAAGTGGAACACATGCCGAGCAGGAGGTGGCGAAGAAAAAGCTTAATACAGCATCCCAGAATGTCACGAATGCGAAAACGAATGTGGACAAGTCATCAAAGAAGGCTATAGACAATATAACCGGAGTCACCAATGCCATTGCACAGCTCGGGGAGGCGGATGTAAGTCTTTCCTCATTCGGGGATAGTGTCGGGTCATTGGTTGACGTACTCTCGGAATCCGGATCGAAGATAGGCGGGATTATTGCTGCCATCCTGGCCATACTTGACCAGATCGGTGACCAGGGGCTTGACAAATTCGTGGGAAATATACTGGAAACTGTGAGCAATGCCGTAGGAGGAATTTTCGATACGGTGGGGTCCATTTTTGGGATCAAGGGGGCCGGTGGTATTTTCCATGGCGCTGATTATTCCGGTTATAATGAGATGGTGGCGCAGTATGATAATCTACTGGATATCTGGGACGAGCTGCTTGACAAAAAAAAGGCATATATAAATGAAAGTTACGGTGCAGAAGCATCCAAAGCCGGAGAGGAAGCTCTGAATATTGCAAAAAACGAGCTGGATGTACAAAAGAAACTTGCCGAGGCACGTCTGAGTGCCGGCAGCAGTATCGGAAGTCACAGCCAGGGCTACAGGATGTGGAAAGGCTCCTACAAATGGGAAGGACAGAACTGGCGTGATGTCGCCGGGGAGATATCCAGGGAGTACGGTGTGACGTTCAACGAGATGAAAGATATGATCAATATGTCCCCGGAAGTCTTGCAGTCCATCAGGGAGAATTATGCCGGCCTCTGGTCTGTTATGGACGGAGAGTTCAGGAACCATCTGGAAAATATCATCAAATATGGCGAAACGGAAAAGGAAATACTGGAGGCGGTGAAGGAACAGGTTACCGGTATATCCTTTGACAGTTTTGAGGATTCTTACTGGGAGATGATATCCGATCTGGAGAACGGAAATGAAGAACTGGCCGAGAATTTGGAGGAACAGCTCCGCAAATCCATTATCAGAGCCATGATGGCCGACAAGTACAAGGAACAGGTCAGAAAACTATATGAAACCTGGGCAGAATATGGTGAAGATGGTTATACGAAAGATGAGGTTAATGCATTGCGTGAGATGCAGGAACAGTTGTCTGAAGCAGTGCTGGCCGAGAGAGACAGTCTGGCGGATATCTTCGGATGGGACGCATCCGGAGACTCTTATTCCCAATCCTCTTCCAAAGGATATTCCACCACCATGAGCCAGGAAACAGGTGAGGAGATCAGCGGACGGCTGACAGCCATGTATGAGTCTAATGTACGTTTGGAAACCAAAGGAACGGAAATGAATGCGAATATGCTTATTATTTCCACGGCAGCATTGAATATGGCAAAGGAACTTGCTGCTCATTCGGTGTGTGTCACGGAAATGCGCGATGTATTGCATGAATGCAACGATCATTTGGAGAAAATTGAAAAATATACCGGCATATTGAGCGGCATGGACGACACTCTTGCCGAAATAGAAAAAAACACAAAAGGAATGTGATTATGGAGAGGAATGCTTTTATTAATGGCAGGAATATCTGGAGTACATGGGGTGCGGAATTGATGGACGGAGCTTTGGAGGCTATACTGACCCCCCCTCCTGTGAAGGACTATATCGAAAATGACAGCAGGTTGGAACATGGCATACAGATTACTTCATCGCCTGAGATCTGCAAGATGGATTCTAGGGAGCTCAGCCTGCCTTTTTTTATTACGGGAAACTCGCAAAGTGACTATCTGGATAAATATTCGTCCTTTGTATCCGAACTGGTAAAGGGTAAAATTGCACTGAAAATCCCGGCACTGGGAAAGATTTACAATCTGTACTATCTGTCTTGCGGCAAGTATGGAAGTTACGGAAAATGCCGGGGTAAGTTTATGGTCAAACTCAAAGAACCCAATCCGGGCGACAGGGAAGATATTGTATGAAAATTGAGATCAGAAATTCAGCTGGTACACCATGTTACCAGGATGTTGTCAGAAAAGGCAGCAAACGTAAGTTCACTCTGATGAAGGAGGACTTTATACTTTTGAAGTTCTCCCTGAAATCTCCTGTCTTTTTCAAGCTGGGCGACTGGACAGAGGACACACGTTTCGGGCGGTTCGAACTATGCGATCTGTACAAACCCAAGTACAACAGGAAAACCGGGGCATACGACTATGAGCTTCAGCTTGACGCTTACTACTGGAAATGGAAAAACAAAATCTTCAAATATACCCCGGAGACGGCCGGACAGGAAGCGTCCTGGAACCTGACCGCCCCGCTTGACGTACAAGCCGGTATAGTCCTTAGAAATTTGAAAGTTCTTGGTTACACATACAAAGGACAGGATTTTGTTTTCTCCATTGATTCCACAGTCGAAAACAAGTCCCAGTTGATGAGTTACGACAACATCAACATCCTTGACGCTTGTTTTGAGATGGCGAAGAAATGGGATTGCGAATGTTGGGTGACTGAAAACATCATCCATTTCGGGCGTTGTGAGTCCGGTGACGCGGTGGATTTCGAGATCGGGAAAAACGTGCAGGAAATGTCACAGTCAGAATCCCAGTCCACCTATGCCACCCGTATCTACGCTTTTGGTTCCACCCGTAACATACCGGCAGACTACCGCCCCATTGACGAGACCGTGGTTGTGAACGGCGTGGTGCAGCGCAGGCTGATGCTTCCCGAAGGCACTCCTTACATTGACGCTTATCCTGATATGACTACCGAGGAAGCCGTCGAGCAGGTGGTTATCTTCGATGAAGTCTATCCTCGAAGAACAGGCATCATGTCGGATGTCACCACTATCGAAGTGACGGACAAGGTGGAGAATGAGGACGGCACAACCACCGAGGAAAAATGGAATGCCTACCGCTTTAGGGACACGGGTGTTAACTTTTCCGAGAAATATATCCTCCCCGGTCAGGAGCTGAGGATACGTTTCGCATCCGGGCTTCTCAACGGTTTGGAGTTTGCCGTGAAGTTCAATCCTGAGGGAAAGCCGGAGAAATTGGAGGATGGCGGATGGAACCCTGAGGCACAGCTTTGGGAGATAGTCAGGAATGAGGACTATGGCAGACCGCTTCCCGGTGATGTGCTCTTTCCCCAGGATGGAGATGAATATGTGCTTTCCGGCTGGGACAGTACGAAAATAACCGAGCTGGGGCTTGTGGGTGCCGCCGAGCAGGAGTTGAAGGAAAAGACTGAAAAGTACGCTGCCAAATCCAAGATAGACCCGAGTACCTATGGCTGCACGATGATGTCAAATGACGCATACCGTGAGGATGGCGTTCATAATTTCTATAGCATCGGTCAAAAGGTCAACCTTATCAACAAGGCTTATTTCGAGAACGGAAGACAGTCAAGGGTTATCGGATTTGAATTCAATCTTGATTATTCCTTTGACTCACCTGTTTATACTGTCGGGGAAACCGCCGCCTATTCCCGTATCGGGGAGCTGGAGGAAAAGGTTGAGAGCCTTACCCTGAAGGGACAGACCTATACGGGCGGTGGTGGCAGCGGTGTGTATGTGATCGGAAGCCACGACTCCACCCCAGCAACAGACCATAACGTGTATTCCGCATTGCGCTCGCTGATCATGTTCATGCGCAAGGATACGGAGGAACGCACCGGTTTCCTATTATCCCTGTTGGGCGGAACCGTCATCAAGAAATACGCCAAGTTCGGTGATTTCGTTACCGGCGTTTCTGGAGGTTACATCGGTGAGGACGCCCGTGCCGAGCTGGAGGCTTTGGTCCTGCGCAGCTCTCTGAGTGTACCAGAACTTCGTTTCAACCGTCAGACCTATTTTGAAGGATATAATACTATAAGTCCCGGCGGAGGGCTGAAGATAAAAAGCTTTGTCGCCAATAGTGACGGCAGCTATACTGTCATCCCTGATCTGGAGGATGGTGTACCGCTGGGACAGAAGCCGGACGATATCCTCCTAGGCTTCTGGCATGACAAAAGCGTCACTACCGGTGACTTTATTGGTTTCCGGAAAATACAGTACCGTATCACTTCCGCAGATTACGACGAGAAGACATTCGTGATGGTTCCGCGTCCCGGATATGAGTTCGTTCCCCATAACGAGATGCGTCTCGGACAGACGGGGAACTTCACCGACAAGGAGCGTCAGACTTATATCATCATAGACGTGCGTGACGGTAACTGCTGCATCACCCTTGTTGACAATGCCAACACCTGGGACCCGGAGCCGGCACAGATGAAGAGCTGGTTCGGCAAGAAGAAGGGTATGATCATCAACGGGATCAACTGCGACAGGTTCTCGGCGGTATTGCAGGATATCATCATGACGGGATTGATTTTTCAAATTGATGAAATTACCGGTAGCACAGTCCGCGTTCCTATCGACTTCCCTAGCTGGGAGCCGGGCAGGAAGTACGCATATTATTCCCGTGTGCCCCATAACGGTTCCACATGGTTGTGCGTCAATGACAAGGGCACTACTTCCGAGCCATCCGAAAACGATCCGGACTGGCTTGTATCAGCCGCCAAAGGTGACAAGGGTGATCCGGGCCTGTCTGTAATAGGTGGCGGTCATTGGGAATCCTCTAAGACCCCATACGAGGTCAATACCATGGTCACTTTGGCGGGCTGTGTTTTTATCTCCAAGGTGAAAACATCCAATCCTCCCATCAGGATCGCAAGGTTCAAGAATGGCAATTATCGAAAGAAAAAGGATGGCGGTTATATCCTTGCCGGGAAGTCAGCCGACTGGACCGTGCATGAAGACTGGGAGATGCTACTGGACGGGCGTGAACTTAAAGGTGAGAGCATCACCTTCTTGGGTGAGTTCGCATCCCATCCGTCCAATCCCAAGGAGGGTGACAGCTACCGAAATACGGCTGACCATTGTACCTACATATACCGGAATGGTTTGTGGATGGTCATGGTCAAAGACGGAACTGACGGTAAGGACGGCAAAGGTTACGAGTGGATCTACACCCGTACCAACATCATCGGCCTTACCCCTGACAAGCCGGAATCGAAGCAGCAGGATGATTATATACCGGAAGGCTGGACAGATGATTTTCTTGGCGTGGATGCCGACCATCAGGTGGAATGGGCGTGCAAACGTGTGAAGCGTGATGGAGTATGGAGTGAATGGAGCACTCCGGCCCCTGTGCACCGTTGGAGTAAGGACGGGGAGTCGAATATCATGGCCGACCTTGACAATGAGATGGTGAGCGTCGCTCTTACCAGTACCGGTGTTACTACTTCCGCACAGTCATGGACTACCCATGTGTCCATATGGTACGGTACCGAGAAACTCACCCTTGAATCTTTGACAGTCAGCACGCCTGCCGGTTTCACGGCAAGCACAAGCAAGGCCACCGGAGCGGTGGCGATATCCGTCGCTGCCGGAAAGTCGGTTCCGGAACAGAATACGGTCACCATCACACTGGCTGCAATGAAGAACGGGCAGCTCTATACCCGTGAACTGACTTTCAAGATAACCGGTGTCCGTGGCGGGGCGGACGGTTCCGATGCGGTAATTTATAGCCTTGTCACTTCGGCCACGATGGTCAGCAAGAACAAGAACGGCGGTTACAGTGTAGCTTCGGTATCCTGTCGGCGTATGAAGACAGTCGGTGCGGTCACTACGGCCACAACGGACGGGGAGTTAAAGTACAGTCGTGACGGTGCGGCCGAGGTTCCCATCGGTGATGGTGTCGGGGTGGCTTCCGGTAATTTTACCAGTAGCTTGAAGTTCGTGTTCTACGTGAACGGTCAGGCGGTTGATGTCGAAACTGTCCCGATGGTTGTGGACGGCAGTGACGGAAAGGATGGTGAGAGCATCACAGCAGCCGGTCATTGGGAATCCGCCAATACTCCGTATGCCAAGAACAGTACAGTATCGTTTGCCGGAGGATCTTACTTAAGCAAGGTTGAAACCTCCAACCCTCCTATTAAAATCGCCAAGTTCAGAAACGGCAGACTCCGCAGGAAAAGAGACGGCGGATACATCCTCGCCGGCAGATCTGCGAACCGGACGGTACATGCGGACTGGCAGGAGATGGTTGCTCCCGTCGGACCGTCGGCATCCTACTGGCTGGACAGTCCTGTCAGCGTGATCAACTTCACCAGTACGGGCACGCCATCCCCGTCTGGATTCCTTGTCACTTGCAAACAGAATGTGGCAGGCAATGTAAGCACGTGCAGCACGCTTTATCTGGTAGCCCGTAAGTATAACGGAAGCTGGCTGGCTCATGTAGGTGCGACACTGAACAGCCAGATATCCGTACCTGCGACAGCCGGATACACCCAGTTTGCCGTCCGTGCTTATAAATCCGTGTCGGACGCAAACGCATGGAATAATAATTTTGTCGCAGAAAAAGGGGTGGGTGTTGCAAATGATGGTTCCATAGGAGCAACAGGAGCTACGGGTGCGTTCCCTTATGACAGAGGAGTATGGGCGTCCGGACAGACATACGTATGGAATGCAAAACAGCGTGACAAGATCATTCACAAAATAGGTGAAGTTTATTACAATTTTCTTGTGCGCAACTATGGAAGTTCTGTATCAGCGGCTCCTACATCCGCTAACGGAGATCCCAACTGGGAAGCCATGCAGAAATACAAAAGTCTGGTAACCGACATATTCCTTGCTGATAAGGCGAACATAGCCGGTTTTATGTTCAAGTTGAACGGATACACATCGGACGGGGCACCTTACGGTATCATGCAGTCACAGGACAGCACTAACGGCCAGCCTAATCTGAGGATGGACACAAAGACCGGAGAGATTCTTTGTCAGAAAGCGAATATCACCGGAACTATCATAGCGACAAAGGGGACAATTGGTGGATTCAATATCGGTAATAATTTTATCGGCAGCACTAATATGTCGGCTGTGAATGTTGATAATTTGTTGCTGCAATACGACAAATTTGAAATGAAATATGAACGGTTTCAGTCAATAGACGGACATTTATATCAAGGCATTTTGGATACAGTAATTAGAAGTGGAAGTATAACTGTATCATCAACCGGGGATGTTTCAACAGCGGATGATACTCTGTATGTAAGATGTGGGAATTATATTTTTTCCGTTGGGCGAAACGGAATTCGCAAGTCAACGAATGGAGGAAGTACCTGGGTGGATTTATAACATTTAAAATATTAAAGTATGAGAATAAATTTTGCACAATTTCCTATTTACGACGGAATTAAGAAAGAAAAACTGATAGCCAACAACATCACTGAGGCCTACGGTGACTGGATATACAAGAACGTAGCGGGTTTGAAGGCGCATCTCCTTGCCGAGAAGATATTCAAATCTACTGCTGAAGGTGTAGAAATTGACGAAGAGGAGGTGGATATCATAAGACGCTCCACCTCCATGCTGCCCGGTTTGCTGGCTGATTCTTTGAATGATTATTTAGATAAAAAGGAGGAACAACATGAAAAAGGTATATTGTAACAACCTTCTAGCAAAGTTACTGCTTGCGTTCAGTTCTTGCCATACGATAACAATCGGTCCGTTTGTTTTAAGCAAGCGACCGGAAGAGAAAATCACTCAGAAAGTGAGAAACCATGAGTGTACCCACGCCCGTCAATGGGTTGAGATGGCAGTTGCCACCGGTACAGTTATTTGGATCTTACTGTTGTGTTTTGACCTTTCCGCCTGGTGGCTGGTACTGGCCGGGCTGGCATTCTATCTCTGGTATGGTGTGGAGTGGCTGGTCATGGCGGTACGGTTGAAGGATGCCGGCAGGGCGTATAAGGTGGTATCGTTTGAGAGGGAGGCATATTCCAACGAGGATGATCCGAATTATATTGAGAACAGTAATTATTTTGCATGGGTGAAGTATTTGTTTTAATTTTAAAATTTGCATTATGGATTTGAATAATATAGTTGGCTTTAAAGCTGTGGATAAAAACGGCAACGAACGACAGGTGACCGTCGATGAGATGACAGAATTAGTTTCCGCACGGATTGTTTCCGCTGCATCAGAAATATCAACATTTGCTGCCGCTGCGGCAGCCGGAACAGATGAGTTTGAGGACCAGTTGCCCCAATCCGATACCTTCTCTTGGCTCCGTACTTTGGATGGTTCCAAGAATCCTACTTTGACGTCTTCAACGGCTGCCGCGAAAGTCCTGGGAGAACTTCTGCAAAATGAAAACTATATAAGGATGGCAGAAGGTAGAGGATCTGCAACCTTATATAGGATTGATTTTACAAGGAATTTAAATTTGGTTGTTAAGATTGTTGGTGAAGGTAATTCGGAAGTAGTTGATGACTACTCTATTATCTGTATGCATGGCGGTGGTAATGGGTTATGTATTACGCATAATTCTGGACCGTCATCAATAAGAATGTATAGAGATAATGATTACAATTATTATGTTTACGTGAGTGGATGGGGATACGCTATAGCATATTTTGCCAACCGCATACCGATTTATAATGCCATTTCAGCAACTAAAGTAGATATAGATATTAGTACGCTCACACAGGTAGGAATTTAGACAAGATTTTCTGCCTGTTGGCGATCTGGGAGAACTTCTGCCTACTGCAAGTAATGAGAAGAAAGGATTAATGCCTATTGGACAGGCTCTAACCAATGAATTTGTTTTAAAGAGTGGTGAAGTATTACTATTATCTACTTCTGAAAATAGTGTTGTATATAATGTTGTCATTTGGCATCCATGGAGAGGAATGGCATCATATCAGATATTGATATGTCGTGATGATAAAAGAAAAATATATAAAGTTATAGCATTATCCAATTTATTATCACAGAAATTCTATGTTAAAATAGATGGCTACAATGTTATAAGTATGTATTTGAAAAATAATGATAGTGGTTCAATGAATATAAGAATACAACCAGTTACCAGTTTTAAAACTACTCCTGTGATTGCAACATTGCCGGAAGATGCAATTGAAGTCGCTGCTGAATAATAATTATACAATTCATGCTAAAAATCGAGAGCTGGGAGGACTGATACCGCTTGCAACGAATGAAAGTAATGGATTGATGGGCGCTATAGATAAATGTTCTATCCCATTTCCTCTATTGTCGGGAGGGAGTTATTATGTTCATGTACCTATGGAAGGATTACCTTTTTTAGTACAGATAAGTGCCCCTTCAGTTGCTCCAGGTTTATTTTGCTGCTGCAAAACATCATCATCATTTACTATTAATAAATTATTTAAATCAGCAGATATAGAAGGTGGGCTAGTTTTTACGTACAAAGAATCGATGTTATATGTAAAGAGATCAGGAGTCTACTTTAATATAATACCATTACATTCTGGATATATATTTAAACAAGGCACAGGGGATATCCCAAATGATGCTATTGAATTAACTATACAATGAATAGTTGATAATATGCTTCTGGGAGAACTTTTGCCACTTTCGACAAATACTAATAAGGGATTAACAAGGAGAACAGCATATTTTGATTTAATTCAAGGCAAATTATACAAGATAGCATATAAAGAGGAACTACATGTATATAAACCTGTAATATGCTTACTATATGTGCTAAGAAATGGAATATCGTCTTGCTATGTAGCTTCATTAAGTGGGTATCGTAATGGAGTTTCCCATTTTAAATTGATATGTGGAAATGATATCCAATTTAAGCTGTATCAAAAGTTGAATAGCACTAATTATTTTGACATCATGCTGGAATGCCCTGATAATTCAGCTGGCATTATGGAGATAAAAGCCATGGATGATTTAACGGTTATTGAAACGACAGAACCATTAAGGGATTGGCAACAAATTGCAACAGAATAATAGCATAAGTTGAGAGCTGGGAGAACTGATTGGTGTTGCTAATGCGGAAAAGAACGGATTAATGAGCAAAAATAATTATATTAAAATTGCTCAATCCATCACGTCTACCAAATTAATAAAAATAGAATCTTGGAATGGATATTCTACACTTGTATTTATTAGAACAAGTGGAGCAACCGGATTATATTCCATTGATGGTAACTGGGCGGACAGTGCGAAATTCACAAGATTGTCTGGTCCTTTAGGAAAGGATCACTTTAATGCATATAGAGAAGGAAATGGTAATATTTATGTAAAGACGACTACACAGTCAGAACCATTGACTGTTACGTCTGTAGGATCTAATCATGTTTTCAAATTTGAGGAATCAGATAAAGATGTTGATTCTTTAATAGTATTACAATGATCGGGAGGATCGGGTGGCACCGGCTTGTACCGGACCACCCGTTTTTTAATCATGTCAAAGAAAAAGTTTGCCATTTACCCCAACTACCGACCCAATATAGCCTGATCTTAATCAATTGCCCCGAATAGGTTGCTTGAAACCCTATTTTTTGAACATCATTTGTCCCTATAAATATAACAGCATTTTGTCCATCACCACTTTCGAATGGAGAATTAGATGTTGATTTAGTTGTTTTCCGAATCCCATTCCATGTAAATGTATTGTAATCTTCAATGGGATTAACATCTCTATCGAAGAACTGTTCCATAGGCATTAGTCCATCTTTCTTGGCTGTAGCAACACCAATCAGTCCTCCCAGAAGTAGTTATCTGAGATCTTATATGTAATAAAACACAAAAGTTCCATAGTTAGTGGCTGTTAGATTCTTTATTAAAATGTTACCGTTGTCAGACTCTTTATAAATAGCTATTTTCCCACTATTAGAAGATTTATTGGTTGTAAAATAATTATCGATATTCTGTGTTATTAGCATTATATTAGATGATCCTGAATTGCAAAAAAACACACATGATGCAGATGTTGCATTAATTTTAAAACGTATTAATCCTGTATTCACACCAGTATCTATTATCTCATTTGCTCCAAGATTCATTTCCTTATATTTTACCAATCTATTTTCCAGCAGTCCTCCCAGGTCGGTTACGAAGTAAATTTTATGTCAATTATTACTGTGAATTATTATCTTAGGATCTTCCCAAGTTGAAACGTCTGGATAATTCCTTTTTCTAAATATTAATGTTCCGTCTATTGCTATTCCGAAGATGAAAACAACATCTTCTAATTGTTTTATAACCAATCCTTGAACGACATTACCGTAGAATCCTTCTCCAGCAAAAGCATTGAAATTGGAAACGAAAGGTTGAATTGTTTTTATAGGCATTTCATTTACAAAATCCGTAAATTCACTCCATGAAGAAAACGATTTTGTTCCCTTCGGATTTCCCAAAAGTTCTCCCAGAAGTGGATTAATCAGGTGTAGGTGTAATTATTTCACCTGTAATATTGGAAAAATCAGAAAAGTCTATTGTTAAGAAATTCGGTCTTGTTCTTCTAACTAATGATACCTTATACGAGATGGAAGAATCATCCGACTTAGGTAACACATACAATTTACTATTTGCATATTTAAAATCGCACCAATGCATCCCCATATATTTTATTTCTATGTTTTTAGATCCAGTAGGTATTGACATCACTCTATAAAATGCAGTATTAGCTCCCGAATAGACATATATTTCTATCAACGAAGAAGAAGTATATAAACCATTAGAATCAGCTTTATAGTCAATAATCAGACCTTTTCCTCTTTCTATATCAGTTACTGCAAATATTTTACTCATTAATCCATTCTTATTAGCCGTAGCTGTACCTATCAGTTCTCCCAGCTCTCGATTTTTAAGAAAATCATGTCAAAGAAACAGTTTTCCAATCATCCCAAGTATTATACCATCTCTGTCTTACTTTAAAAATTTTAGTATTCATATCTGATGCAATTTGTAGAGTGTAATAATTGATTTTAAATACAATAATACCTCCCCATCCAGAAGAGAATGGAGAGTTTGTTAATTTGCGAAAATTACCATTGATATAATATCCTGACTCAAGTTCATTAGCATCACCACCTTCAGATATATCTGCCATTCCCATAAATGGAAACAGCTTCAAATTATTCATGAGTTCTCCCAGGTCGAGAGTTGAGAGACTATTATGTCAAGATATAGTTATAGGATTTGATAAGTCTATAGTGTTTTCATATTCTTCCCCATAGCTTACATTACCCATTGAAGCATCTAAAGTTACATATAGATCCGGTATAGAATCAGGTATAAACATGTAAATTGATTTATCAACCCTATAAAAAGAAAAACCGCTAATATTACCAGCAATAAGTTTTCCTGAAACCCATCGACCAATATTGTTGGTTGCTAAACATAGTATGATATAAAAATATGATCCGTTTCCATAATTTGATACTTTAACATTAATAATAGATCCGTTCCAATCATTCACTGAAATTATCTTCACATATTTACCTTTTAATTCTGTTGCGCCATTAACAACATAAGAGTTTGGGATTGCACAGTAAAGTTTAGGACTCATCAACCCGCTTTTATTTGATGTTGCAGTCCCTATCAGTTCTCCCAGCTCTGATTTTAAAGCGAATTTATGTAAAAGAAATGCTTCTCCACGCTGACTTTGCAAAATTATTAATACTACCTTTTCTAGTGGATATTTCTGCACTGTCTATGTTTGGATAGAACACTTGTGTTATGTGAGCACTATCATTAAAAACAACAAGTGTTCCCCAATAAGTGTTAGGTCCATCAATCATGTTATTTTGTATTTTATAAAAGCCAGCTTCGATCATATCATTATAACTTCTATTTTCTACTATCCCTTTGTACATGAAAGGATACAGCTTCAAACTAGTGAGCAGTTCTCCCAGATCGAAAGATTAGGATTAATATTGTCGAATTTGATTATTTGGGAGGAAATAGCTAAATTTAAAATAAAAATATGCTAGAGAAGATACGATACAGGTTGGTCTTTAACCGCCAAAAGAAACTGAATAAGCAAGGCACGGCTCTTGTACAGGTTGAAGCTTATTTAAATCAAAGGAAAATCTACCTGAAGACCAATGTTTACCTCAAGCCTGAGTGCTGGAGTCGTGAGGGGGCACAAGTCATCAACCATCCTCAGTCAAATGAGTTGAACGCAATGTTATATGAGCATATATTAGAGCTGCAAGCCATAGAATTAGGGTATTGGAAACGAGGGGTTGAAGTGACATTATCACTTTTGAAAGAGGCGGTCAGAAAAGGGATACGTCCTTCTGTGTCATTTCTCAAATTTGCAAAAACAGTTATAGAAACTTCAGATCGCAGACAAAGTACGAAGGATAATATGATGACTACAGTGACATTATTGAGAGAATTTCGTACCATAATCGACTTTTCAGATCTGACTTATACTTTCCTAAAAGATTTTGAAAATTTTCTTCGAATTAGAGGGTTGCAGGTAAATACTATCCATAAGCACATGCGCCAATTACGGACACTTGTCAACGAAGCAATCAATCAGGGATACATTACACAAGAAGCGTATCCATTTAAAAAATATAAGTTGAAAAAAGAAAAAAAAGAACATCATTTCCTATTGCCAGATGAGCTGAAGAAGTTGGAACGATTACAAGTTGATGAGAAGTATCCCAACCATAGGCATATATTAGATGCTTTTCTTTTTTGTTGTTATGTCGGTCTGCGATTTTCGGATTTTTGCCAACTTAATTACAAGAATCTGGTGAGCATTGACGGGCATGAATGGTTGTGCTTGAATAGTGTCAAAACCGGTATCAAGTTGAATATTCCGCTCTATCTTTTATTTTCCGGCAAGGCATTGAAAATCTTGCATAAGTACAACCGGATTGAAGAACTGGCGGCGTTAGGCTGTAATTCCGAAACCAACCGAACATTGACTAAGCTGGCCGGTTCCGCCGGCATTGAGAAGAAGTTCACTTTCCACACCGCCCGCCACACATGTGCCACCTTATTGGTGCATCAAGGTGTTCCGATTACGACAGTCCAGCGATTGCTGGGGCATACTTCAGTCAAAACCACACAGATTTATTCCGAGGTGATGGACGAAACCATGATTAAAGATCTGACGCGAGCTAATAAAAAGTACCATCGAGAACGGTATTCAGTGTAAAATAAAATCATGGCAGAAACGGTTCTCCTGGCTAAAAAATACAGATTCTGATAGATTTCATAGATATCCTATCTATTTTATATTTTATTTTTAGCCCTTGAACATAACCGATCAATTTGTTATCATGATTGGTCGTTTTTTTTAGGGGAGTGTTGTCGCACTGATTTTTTTTGTCAAAGCTAAAGGATTTTTTTGCTGGAGGATAATAATTTTTACAAATGGATTATCCCCCACAGATAATCATGTCCTTTTTTGTCTTTTTGCATTTCGAATAGTAGAGCGTTCTTTGTTAAAAAAAACAGGAGATATGAAAAAGGAGACTAAAGAAGATGTACAGATTTGTACGGCGGTGGGTATGTTGATCGCAGGTGTTAGTCTGTCTGTCGCTGGATTTATCGTGGAGCCGACCGGCCAAATACATGACTCGGTTTTGTGGTTCTTCGCCCAATGCCTGATTTATGCAGGTAGCATATTCGGGGTGGCGGTGTATGTGAACACCAAGTTTAACTACCTAGTTGACAAGATTAAAATAAAAGAAGAGGAAAAGAAAAATGGCTGACGTAAGAAAACTTGCACCGTTTATCCTAAAGTGGGAAGGCGGTTTTGTAAATGACCCTGACGATTTGGGAGGGGCTACCAATATGGGCGTGACTATCGGCACATGGAAATCGTGCGGCTATGACAAGGACGGTGACGATGATATAGACGTGGATGACCTGCATCTGCTTACCCGTGAGGATATCGTTAACCGGGTGCTCAAGCCGCATTATTGGAACAGATGGAAAGCCGACGAGATTAAATCGCAATCAGTTGCTAATATATTGGTTGATTGGGTCTGGGCATCCGGTGCGCACGGAATTAAGATTCCTCAACGCTTGCTTGGTGTTACGGTGGATGGCATTGTAGGTTCCAAGACCATTGCCGCAGTAAATGCCAAGAATCCGCGTGAGTTGTTCGACATGATTAAGATTGCCCGGTTTGACTTTATTGAGGATATTTGTCTTCAGCGTCCGACCAATAATAAATTTAAGAGAGGGTGGATGAACCGCATAAATGATATCTCTTATGTTGGTTAGAGTTATGAACTGGGTAAGCCGGCATATATTGCTGGCTCCCTTCATGTGTCTGTTCCTGCTGTTCGGATCATGTGGCAGCTCGTATAAATCTGTCAATTCAGACACAGAAGTAATCAGGAAGGACAGTGCCAGTGAATCGGTCAATATCGTATATGGTTCTACTACTTCTTTAAGAGAGCTGATAAGCACTAATGGCAGCTATGTGATTGATTTTCGGATTTATGATACAAGAAAACCGTCTGACAGCCTGACCGGGAAACCTCCGTTATTAGCTGACGGTCACGTAGGAGGTGATTTCAGCAAAAATAGAAAGACGGAAACTGCAACCAAAGACTGTACGGAGGTGAAAGCTGACAAGGAAACCACTTCCAATACCCGTGAGGAAAACCGGTCAGAAACCATAAAGGAGAAAAAAAAATCCACGCTGCCTAAACAAATCGGTTTTGCTTGTGTTTGTGCAACAGTTTTGCTTGTCGTTGTGCTGATAGTACGAAAACATTGGCGCAACAGACAATCTTCATCATAAGACTTTAAATTTATAAATTGAACTGCCCCAGCTCGTGATGAGTCGGGGCTATTTTTTGTTATCTTTGCCGGAACTAACATTAACTTATGTATTATGGCTGAAAAAAAAGAATCTTATTCCGAAGAGGAATTGAATGAAATGATCGTATGGTTCAACAACCATGCTGATGAACTTCCTAAAGAAATGCAGATAGACAAATCCGCTTTCACACCGGATTTGAAGCTTACTGTTGAATCCTGTATCATGCAAGCTAAGCAATGTTTGGGCAACTATAAGATGGCCGGAGCTTTTAGACTACTTCAACAAATCAGAGCGAAGATTGAGGATAATAAATAAAATCTCATATTTTACTTTTTTATAATGTCAAGCGGGCCCGTGACGGGTAACCGCTTGATATCTGCTTACTAAAAATCTCCTTGATAATTTTTAATAAGATCATTGGCTTCCTGTATATCATGAGGCGTGTAAATATCTGTCATCAATATACTGCTGTGGCGAGCTTGGTCACGTACGCTTAACACATCATAATGTCGTAACATATTCGTTATACCTGTATCTTTTAAGGAATAAAACTTATATTGGGCGGAAAGCTTTAAATCTTTTCTGAGATGATGTGCCCACCAGTCCCGGAACATTTTTTCAGATCTTTTTGTCTTACCGGGACGAAATCCGTCAGAAAATAAATAATATTCACCGGGATTGTTGAAAATGTGCAGGTCCAACATGAGATGTATGACTTTTGATGGTAATGTAATAGTGCCATCTTTGCGATTTTTTGATATATTGTCTGATACGAATATCGTTTGCTTTTTCAAACTTATATCGTTTAATCTCAATCCTACCATTTCCGCCGGTCGGATAAAACAATAGTATAGAATATAGCTTGCCAGCAACATATAGGGGTTATGGCTCTTTAAGTAGTCGCTCACTTTTGCAAGTGTTTCCGGCGGTAGGATGTTGCGTAGCTTTTTTTTCCCTTTTCTTCCCAGACTACTGATCCCAGCTGTCGGATTCTGTGTTAAATAGTTATGGTTCAGACAGAAGGTGGAAAAAGACTTCAAAAAACCGAGATAGTTATCGCGCGTAAAAGCAGTGTTATCCCTAGTTATATACACTTCGTCAAGCAGCATGACACAAAAATCCTTATCAAATTGGTAAATGTAGGTGATAGGGACCTTTTTCTCTTCATTGAAAATTTCCATATTACGAAGGTAGGAGCTATAAGATTTGATCGTTTCTTGTCGGTATCTCCCATCTCTTTGCATTTTGGCGAGAAAAGTGCGGTATTTGTCTATTACATCTTTGAACAGTAGAAAGGCGTTGCCGCATTCTTGCTCAATCCAAGGATTCCATCCTGTTGCGAGCTTTTCTGATAGTCTGTTGATGCATCCTTTGGCGTATGCCCTTCTTTCCTTAACGGATTTGATGAAGTTCAGTTTGATCTTTTTCCGTTTCATCACTCCGTCAACAGGATTGAATGCGTAAAAGTCAATGTACCAATCTTTACCCGTATGTAATACAGGTGGTGTGTAACTCTTGATTTCTTGGATTTTGGACATTTTTTTTTATTTGTTTTTGCTAACAGCAGAAACAAATGGTTAATAATTCCCGTCTCGATTTCGTCCCGGCGGATTTGCTAAAAACGAGATAAGCCGCTGACTTTCAGCGGCTTATCCTTTACAGTGTCGGAATGAGGCGACTCGAACGCCCGACCCCTACGTCCCGAACGTAGTGCGCTACCAACTGCGCTACATTCCGTTTCTGTTTTGCGAGTGCAAAGGTAAGGCATTTTTTTGAAATCAAAAAGAATTTCACAGAAAATTTGTAGAAAATTTGTAGAATCAAAAAATATGTCTACCTTTGCAACCACAAACGAGAAGCTAAGGTTTTTTATTGAATGTGCTGAGAAGTAAGTTCCTATGTGCTTAACCACTGACTTGGTGCCATAGCTCAGTTGGTAGAGCAAAGGACTGAAAATCCTTGTGTCCCCGGTTCGATTCCTGGTGGCACCACCAAAGAAAGTACATAACTTTACTTAAAAGCGCATTAGGCAGGTAATTACATATGTAATTACCTGCTTTCTTTTATATCTTTCCTATCAGTATTTTTAGATATTTGTCAGTTTGGCTTATATTTAAAGTTCAACTAATTCCCGGATTATGATGGCCGCTATCCTGCCTGCCGAAAAATTCCGGGATAGTATATGGTGGGGTAAGAGTTTTTCGTTATCTTTGCTCTCTACATGATAAAACTGATTTTATTTTCCTGTTAACCATTAGGATCATAAGATATACCTTCTTGATGATTTCTTTAAGTAAAAAATGAGAATTAATGAATATGAGAAATTTGTTTTTGACTTTAGCTTTTGGTCTATGTTCCGGCATATTCGCCCAAAATACGACAGTTTTTGAATCTCCTATTATGGGGTGGAGCTCATGGAATACCTATCGGGTTCATATCAATGACACCTTAATAATAAGACAAGCGGATGCTATGGTGCAGAAAGGGTTGAAAGAAGTGGGCTATTCCTATGTGAATGTAGATGACGGTTTTTTTGGATGGCGGGATGAAAGAGGAGTGATGCAAACACATCCCGAACGTTTTCCGAACGGATTGAAGGGGGTGGCTGATCATATTCATTCTTTAGGATTAAAAGCCGGCATTTATTCGGATGCGGGAAGCAATACTTGTGGTTCTATCTGGGATAAAGATATGAACGGAATAGGTTCCGGTTTGTATGGACATGAATTTCAGGATGCCACGTTGTATTTTAAAGAGTGGGGATTTGATTTTATCAAAATTGATTATTGCGGAGCCGGTCAGGAATTGAATTTGGAAGAGGAAAAGCGATATACAGAGATTCGTCAGGCTATAGATAATCTGGGTTGCGGACATGTTTCTATTAATATCTGTCGATGGGCTTTCCCGGGTACTTGGGCTAGAAACATTGCTCGTTCATGGCGAATCAGTGCGGATATCCGTCCGGAGTGGGGATCAGTAAAGTATATTATCAATAAAAATCTTTATCTGTCTGCCTATGCGGGAGAAGGTCATTATAATGATATGGATATGTTGGAAATAGGCCGGGGGCTAAAGCCTGAAGAGGAAGAGGTGCATTTTGGAATGTGGTGCATCATGAGTTCACCTTTGTTGATAGGATGTGATCTGACAACCATTCCGGAGGCGTCATTAAAACTGTTGAAAAATAAAGAACTGATAGCTTTGAACCAAGACCCTTTAGGATTACAGGCATACGTAGTTCAGCATGAAAATGAAGGGTATGTGTTGGTGAAAGATATAGAACGGAAGCGTGGTAATGTACGTGCGGTTGCTTTATACAATCCTTCGGACACGATTTGTAACTTTACAGTTCCGATGAATATTTTGGAATTAGGAGGAAAAGTTAAGGTACGAGACCTGATGAAACAGCAGGATTTACCGGAGATAAAAGGGGGTGTTCTGAATCGGGAATTGCCTCCCCATAGTGTGCTGATTTTACGTATGGAGTCCGAAAAGAGGTTGGAACCGACTGTTTATGAAGCGGAATGGGCTTATCTGCCTTGTTTCAATGATTTGGGAAAGACTCCGAAAAGCATCGTATATGTTCCGTTACATGAAGCATCCGGAGGCATGAAGGTAAGCTATCTGGGAGGGCGAAAAGAGAATTTTGCAGAATGGAAAGAGGTGTACAGTGAGCAAGGCGGTAAATACGAAATGACTATCCGCTATGTGCCTAAAGCAGACCGTAAGCTGGAAGTCTGTGTGAATAATGAAAAAAGGATTCTTCTTGATTCGCTGTCGGCGGATGAAACTCAAAAAATAGCTTCGATTACTGTTCCGGTGCATTTGAAAGCAGGGTATAATAAGGTACGTATGGGAAGTTCATTTTGCTGGGCTCCGGATATTGACTGTTTTACTTTGAAAAAAGTAAGTGAGTAA